TTTCACTACCGGCGAAGTGACGCTGCTATGCCGTCATTGCTACGGGCAGGGCTGGTCGCCCCTGCAAGTGGAATGGCTGGCGATTAATGATCCACCGCACATACTCCAGGAGTAAACCCCAATGCCCCGCTACCGCATCACCATCCGCGTCGTCGAGGAATGGACGGACGTGTTTACCGCACCCGACGAGAACGCCGCTCGCGAGATGGCCTATGCCGAGGCCGAGAAAGATGTCCGCGACATGGGCTACGTCGAAGTCACTGTCACCCACGAACTCCCGGAGTAAACCCCAATGCCCTTGTATCGCATCATCACGTACGTCATCGACGAGTACGAACAGCATATTCACGCTGATAACGAACAGTCCGCCCGCGACATTGCCTACGCTGAAGTGGAACAGGACATACCCCCTGGCGGATACGTCGAGTACGTCGTCACGCAACTCCAGGAGTAAAACCGAATGATCTTCAAGCCCGTCACCCTCACCCAAGCACAAACCAAAAGCATGGACGCGGCACGGCTCGCGTTCATGGATATCTGCCCCTTCTTCGCGCAGGTGTATTACTCCATCGGCGAGGAGGTGTTCACCCGTGACTTCCCGACGGCGTGCACCGACGGCAAGCGTATCTACATCAACCCGGATTACTTCTGCCAGTTCAAGGTGCTCGAGCAGGTGTTCATCCTCGCGCACGAAGTGGATCACATGGTGTGCTCGCATCCCGTGCGCATGAAACACTACGCGCGCCAGGGCACCGTCAAGGGTAAGCCGTTTGATCCGAACTGGGTGAATATCTGCATGGACTACGTGATCAACGCCCGGCTCGTGCGCACCGGCGTGGGCACGATCAACCCGAGCTGGCTACTCGAACCCAGCGTGACGGGCGAGGAACTCTGGGAGGACGTATACGATAGGTTATACAATCCACCGCCGCCCACGCCCCAGCCGCCACCGCAGGGCGGCCAGGGCAGCCCGCAGCCACCGCCGCAGGGCAAGACGCCGAAATCCACCGGCAAATCCCTCAAGGGCGCCAAGGGCGATCCCGTGGCGGACGCGCAGGGGGGTGCGTTCGATCAGGTGCTCGAGCCCGCCGAGGATCTGCCCAGCGACCACGAGATCAAGGAAGCCGTCGCGCGGGCGGCAGCGCTCGCCAAGGCGATGGGCAAGCTTCCTGCCGACTTCCAGCGCCTCGTGGACGAGATACTGGATCCACAGATCGATTGGCGCGAGCATATCCGCCTCGTGCTGACGGGTAAGGTGGGCAACAACGCCGAGACCTGGGCCAAGCCCAACCGCCGGCGGCTGGCGCTCAACCCGCTGGTGATCATCCCCGGCAAGCGAGGGTATGGCTGCGAGCTGGTCGTGGTCGGGGTGGATACCTCGGGATCCATCGCCGAGCGCGAACTGTCGGCGTTCTTCGCCGAAGTAGGCGGTATCCTCAATGCGGTACGCCCCAAGCGCATCGTGGTGATCGGCTGCGACGCGGAGGTATCCCAGGTCGATGAAGTCCGCTCGCTCGACGAGTTCCAGCTACTCCGGAGTAAGGGCATCAGGGGCGGCGGTGGCACCGACTTCCGGCCGGTGTTTGATTACGTGCGCGACAACAACCTGCAGCCCGAAACCCTGGTGTATTTAACTGACGGATACGGCGCATTCCCCGATACCAAGCCTGCCTACCCGACGATCTGGGCCATGACCACCGATGAGAAGGCGCCGTGGGGCGACGTTGTGCGCATCAAGGTGTCATGAACAGGGACAAAACCGACGACATCGACAACCTTGATCGCCGCATCGAGCGCATGTCGTGGGATTACGAAACGCACAGAAGCTGGCGGCGTGTCCTCGCCGACCAGCTGCCCGAGCGTCTCGCCAATAGCATCAGCATGGTGCTGCGCAACGTCGACGGTGCACATGACTTCACAACAATCGTATATACACACAAACATATCATCCTGCACGAGCCATGGCTCAGCGATGCGTTCATCGCCCGCGTCGCGCTCGAGGCCCCGCAAAACCCCTGAAGTGAGCAACCCCGATGACCCAGATGCCCTCGTTACCGCCAACGCCCCCAACACCTGATACACCCTATGATGCCAACTCCCTTGTCCACTACACGCGCCGGCAGAACGAATTGATGCTGCGCATGGCAAAGCAGGCCGAGACCTATGGCTTCTGCATCGTGCACCACGCCGTCAACCCGCACACTAAGAACGATAAGTTATTTAACTTCTTCGCCGGTGGGTTCGGCGCCATGTTCGACGCATGGTGTCGCATACATGGACGCAAGTATATACGCATCAACGTGTGGTCCTACGAAGACATGAACGGCACGCCTACCACCATCAGGAGCTGGGCGTTTGAACTACCGCGCACCCGTAGGTTACGTGGTGTCGTCGCGGCTCTTGATTTGTTCTGCGACAAGTATAAAGGTAAATCCAACTACGAGCTGCGCACCCTTAGCAAGATCTCCTCGCGTCCCTTTTCTGTCCATCATCCCGATCGGTTCGAATACCAGGGCAAAGATGGTACATCACTCAAGCTGATGATCGACGTATTACGCGTGCCCGATCACCAGCGCCTCCTCACCGATACCTACAGCCCCAAGGACCCGCTGAAACGCTACTAACTCACTCACTCCGGAGTAACCACCAATGCCCAATGCCGCGATCCCCTCCAGCGTGCGCGGCGTGCTCGCCGCGCACGCCATACGCCTCGCCGAGCGCATCACCCACTATTCGATGATGAACTTCCCGATCGCCGAGCCTGCCGAACTCGAACGGATCATCAACGATCCCCACCTCGTGACGCTGCAGCGCACGCTGCACGATCGGGGCATCGAGCAGGTGCGGGCCGACGACCTGAACGTGTTATTGCACCGCGACCAGATCCCCAACCTCAAGCGGAGCGTGATCGTCCGCCTGAGCAGCCTGTCCACGCCGATCTTCGTCCCCCGTTCGGGCGTACGTGGTTCGGTCTGGCGGTACGAATGGGACAAACCGAATGATGCGAACGCGTTCCGGCTGAACCTCGAGGATTACTCCACCGAACAGCTCGACGCGCTGGGCACCTGGGCGAACACCGTCGTGTTCAACAAGCGTCGGGAGACGCTGGTTAGTCGTGTGGTAGATAGCACACTGCGAGAACAACACACCCGCACCGTCGGGCATCTGCATGCATGGTGGCCGGCGCTACCGGGATTGTATATGCGCGAAGATGATCAACTGTGGTACGATCGCTTGCAGAACCCGCCCCGGCGCAACCTGCAGATCTACGCGCCCAAGGGCGACAACGCCGTCACACACGCCAACTTCGCCAAGCACCGCGAGATCGCCGAGCAGATATTCACCATGGGGCGCATGCTGCCGCCCTTTGCGCATCCGACAGGGCGCACACGCGCGGGGATCATGAAGATCGAGAAGCTCGACGGTGATAAATATGTTCCTGACTAAGCAGGCTAGTCAGGATGGTATTAACGTGCCATCCTGGTATCCGTCCTGTCCGCCACCGATAACCGCCAGAAGCCGGTGGCTGGCGTGGGCGGCGGGGGTAGTTCGCCGGACGAGCGTGATGACGACTACCCCCGCCTGCGCTCACCCACGAGGGTTCTTGCGCGTGCACACACAGCCTAGCAATGTGAGCGTAGCATTTCACTCCGGGAGTAAGCCAGATGATTATCACGGGTGACTGGGAAACTTATTACGATAACGATTATTCCCTGTCCCGTATGAGCGAAACCGACTACATACTTTCCCCGTTGTTCCAGCCCCACATGCTCGCCCTGAAGCTGGGCGACGGTCCGGTGATCACCTATGTGGGCGACGAAGCGATACGCGCGGCGGTTACCGCGATCGACTGGTCGCAGGTGGCGTTTCTCTCGCACAACGCACGCTTCGACGGGAGCATCCTGGCGTGGCGCTACGGGTGCTACCCCAAGTTATACCTGGATACCTTCTCGATGGCCCGCGCGCTCACCCATGCACAGATGGGCTCGTCCTCGCTGAAGGCGGTGGCGAACTACTTCGGCATGGCGCCCAAGGGCGACTACGTGGTGAACGCCAAGGGTAAGCGCATCGAGCATTTCCTGGAGGGCGACCCCGCCGAGCTGGCGCTTTACGTGTCCTACTGCGAGCACGATACCCAGTTGTGCTATGATATCTTCAACCAGTTCCGCCTCGCCGGGTTCCCCAACTCGGAATTGCAGGTGATCGACATCATGCTGCGCATGTTCATCCAGCCGCAGGCCAAACTCAACCCGTTCGCCCTGGCTGAGCACCTGCACATGGTCCAGCAGGAGAAGCAGCGACTGCTCGCGAACGTCGAGGCAATGGCGCACGGCAAGCAGCTATCCTCCAATCCACAGTTCGCCCAGCTGCTCGAGGGGTTGGGCGTGGACGTGCCACGCAAGATCTCCCCCACCACCGGCAAGGAGACCTGGGCGCTGGCGAAGAACGACCGGGGGTTCCGGGAACTGCTCAACGACCCGGACCAGCCCAGCACCGTTCAGGCGCTGCTGGCGGCCCGGGTGGGGGTGAAGTCCACCATCGAGGAGACGCGCGCGCTCACCCTGCTCAACCTCTCCCGGCAGGACTGGAGCGTCGTGGGGATACCCCCCGACCCGTGGATGCCGGTGCCCTACCGGTACTACGGCGCGCACACCGGCCGGCCCTCCGGTGATGGAGGTTACAACTTCACCAACCTCAAGCGGGGCAGCCCGCTGCGGGGTGCCATCACGGCACCCGAGGGGTGTCGCGTGGTACACCGGGACAGCTCACAGATCGAGGCGCGTCTGGTGGCGTGGCTGGCCGGGTGCAGCTCGCTGGTGCACGCGTTCGCCGAGGGGCGGGACGTGTACTCCGAATTCGCCACGAGGTTCTACGGGGTCCCCGTCACCAAGGCGGACGTGCCGCGCCGGTTCGCGGGAAAGACCGCGATACTCTCATTGGGGTACGGCTGCGGTGCGCCCAAGTTCCGCAACGCGCTGTATATCGGTGCAGGTGGTGTGAGTTTGGATCTTAGGCCCGAGATCGCCGAAGAATTGGTGGGATTTTACCGAAGTTCCTATCCCGAGATCCCCCTGCTCTGGCGTCGGGGCGAGGGGGCGCTTCACCGAATGATCCGGCGGTTGGGCGGTACGGTATCCATGCATGTATCGCAGATTTCTAATCTGCCTGCCCTCCCTGTTGTGGTGGAAGGCGACGGGTTTTTCACGCTGCCCAACGGGTTGTATATACAATACCCCAAGCTGCGCCGGGAGTATGACCCGACCACGGGCAGCGACCAGACGGTCTACACATCCGCCAAGGGTGGCGACATAAAGATCTATGGCGCCAAGGTCATCGAGAACGTCACCCAGGGACTGGCGCGCATCGTGATCACGGATATTATGGTTCGGGTATTTAATCAAACTGGTTATCATCCTGCGTTGACAACATATGACAGCCTGGATTACGTGGTCCCCGAAACCGACGTAGATGCGTTCAATACAATCCTCGAGACCGAGTTCGCGTTATGCCCCGAGTGGGCACCCGGCCTGCCGCTGGCGTCCGAAGGCGGGTATGGAAAGTCACTGCTGGACGCCGAGAAAGCGCTGAACACCTAAATCACTCCAGGAGTAACCCCTATGCCTTCATCCAATGTCACCTCGAAGCTCGTCACCGTCACCCCGAAGATGGCCCAGGAGTGGCTCGACACCGACCCGGAGGGTTCGGCCGACCGGATCAACCGCAAGTACCGTCCCGGCTGGTCGCGCTACCTCACCGAGCAGATGGACCAGGGTCGTTGGGAGGTGATCTCCGATGCGATCGGGTTCCGCGCCGACGGCACGCTGATCAACGGCCAGCACCGGTTGCGCGCGGTAATCATGCACGGCAAGCCCGTGCCGTTCCTCGTGGTGTACGGCCTCACCGATGCTGCGTTCGCACTGACTGACCGTGGCGCGATGCGCAGTCTGCATGATGTGCTTCATATCCCGTCGACGCTGGCGTCCGATGCCACGCTGGCGTTCTCGATCAGGACCAGCCTGACCGGTGGCCGGGTTGCCGAGATCGACGTGGCCGACACCGTGGCATGGTGGTCACCGGCGTACGACCGTCTGATGGCGGGCGTGCAGCTGACCAGGGGGTTGTCGGCGGCGTTCGTGCGCATTGGCTTTGGTGCCCGCTGGGCTATCCAGATCACGGACATGCATCGGAACTATGTGATGGGGCAGTACAAGGCGCTGCTGGCCAGCGACACCCAGGTGATGACCAAGGCGACCGCCATGCTGTGGAAGAAGCTCATCGAGCGGGGCGAGGTAGGGTCCCGGCTCGACCGTTCGCAGATGGCGGCGACATGCTTTTACTTCGCCAACCCGCAGCGTGCCGAGATCAAACCCCTTATCAAAGACCTGACGCTGCCCGCCGAGGAGCTGAAGCGCGTGCTGGAGAACATGGAGGCGGCCTTCATGGCAGCCCCCAAGGGTGCCGCACACCCTTATCAGTTCACCAGGGACGTGCTGCAGCGGAAGGTGGCACTGTATAAGTCGCGACCTACATCGACCCGGTCGAAGGTGAATACGAGCAACGGGGTGGAGCTGCAGGCGTGACACCTAAGCCCTTCACCTGGAGCTACTCGGCGCTAAAAAATTACACCACCTGCCCGCGCCGGTACTACGAATACGACATCGCCAAGAGCATCACCGAGCCCGAGAGCGTGCACCTGCGCGAGGGCCATCGGGTGCACGAGGCGTTCGCCGCGCGCATCCGGGACGGCACGCCCCTGCCTTTGGGCATGGGCATGCACGAGGGGATGCTCGCGCGCTTGGTCGAGGCACCGGGGGAGATCCACGTTGAACAACGCCTGGGGCTGACCAGTACGTTCCAGCCGGCCGAGTTCTTCGGCAAGAGCGTGTGGTTCCGCACCGTGCTTGACGTGGTCAAGCTACAGCCCAACGGCAAGGCGCTTATTATAGACTGGAAAACCGGCAAGGTTGCCGACGACATGACCCAGTTGGCGCTGTGCGCGGTCACGCTCATGGCGCACGACACGCGGGTGACCGACGTGAAGGCGGCGCTGATCTTCACAGCTTACGGTGAACATATAGAGGAAAGTTACTCCCGGAGTGACATCACCCTGATCTGGTCGCGCATGCTCCCTCGGGTGAACCAGCTGCTCGATGCGCATCAGACCCAGCACTACCCACCCAACCCGGGTGGCTTGTGCCGGCGGTGGTGTGCGGTAACGTCCTGTCCCTTCAACGGAAGGTAGCAATGGGCATGGCCTCGGTCCCACTTACACCGATCCTCGGTGGCGGCCTGCATAGTTTGCTGGGTGGACATTCATTGCCGGCAGCAATGCGGCTGAACTCGCAGCTGGCTGCGCAGGCAGCGACTAATTCCTGGCTCAGCGGCCAGCGAAACGTGACAGATAACTTCCGCAACGATATTCTGAGTGTAGTGGACCCGACGCAGACCAGCATGAACGCCAAGCTGCTCAAGCTCAGCGTGGCACTGCCGATGCGGCTGACCGTGGAGATCGAGAGTGTGTCCCTGTATCGCGACCCGCTGCGGATCGAGGTGCGCTTCACCAAGGGCAAAACTATCATCTTCGAGGACGTGGATGCCTTCCCCTCCGACGAACACGTCGCGCGAATTGCCTTGGAGTGTCCGTGAACTTTACGTAATATCCACCGGCGCCGGACGCGCTTACGTGTGTTCGGGAGGGTGGACTATGTCCGACAAGATGGTTGAGGGTGCCGTCTCGGTTGCCAAATCACTGGTCACCGGCTGGCCACCGTCGCTGCTGGCGGTGATCGTGCTCAACGTGCTGATGGTCGGCGCCATATGGTGGCATGAGAATAACGTGGTCGCCAGCGAAGAAAAAGTAATGGTTCAACGTATCCTCTCAATGGAAAACCTACTCAAGGTATGCGTGGATGACAACAACCCCCGAAGGTCGAATCAAATTCAAGATCAATAAGCTGCTTAGATCCTACGAGAACCTCTACTACTTCATGCCCGTGCCCTCCGGCTACGGGGCGACGACCGTCGATTATCTGTGCTGCTACCGGGGGCACTTCTTCGGCATCGAGGCCAAGGCTCCCGGCAAAGTTCCTACCCCGCGACAGGATTACGTGCTAGAACAAATCAGACTAGCGGGAGGTAGCACCTTCGTGATCGCCGGCGAGGCGGATCTCGACGGGCTGATCGTGCTGCTGGATGACCTGACCCAGGAGAGTGAGACGTGAACGCCAACACCCCGGCAACCCAGACCTTCGTCGTCAACGGCGGGCAGTACGTGGCGGTAGCACACTCGCCGGCGCTCGCGGCGATCGTGCCCCACGCCAAGATCTTCGAGTGGCGGGGCATGAAGATGCTCTTGTTACCCAACATGCCCGAGGAGGCGCGCGTCGCGCGCAACCTGGGGGTGATGGTGCCGAGCCCGATCCTCACGCGCTATGATTGGAGGGGCACCAAGCCCTGGGATATCCAGCGCACCACCGCCGCGCTCTTGGCTGAGAGCGCGCGCTGCTATGTGCTATCTTCTATGGGCACAGGGAAAACCCGGGCGGTGATATACGCCGCCGACTACCTGATACGCATGGGGTTCGCCCATCGTATCCTGGTGGTCGCACCATTATCCACACTCACACCAGTATGGGAGAAGGAGTTCTTCGATCTCGGGCTATCCTCCGAGGTGCGTATTCTGTACGGGAACAAGGACAAGCGCCTCAAGGTGCTGCGCGAACAGAAGCGCATATGCGTCATCAACCATCACGGGCTGCGGGTGATGGGCGATGACATACTACGCGGCGGGTTTGATATCGTGGTGTTCGATGAGCTGGCGATCTACCGCAACCGTACCACGCAGCTCTGGAAGTTCGCCGCCCAGCTGGTGAACAGCACCACCACGAAGTTCGCCTGGGGGCTGACAGGATCACCCACCCCCAACGCACCCACCGATGCCTGGGCGCAGATGAGATTGCTCACGCCGGCGAACACCACGCGGTCGTTCGTCGCGTTCCGTGATCAAACCATGCGCCGCATCACCAGCTTCAAGTGGGTGCCCCGGCCCGAGGCCAATGAGATCGTGCACACGGGCATGAACCCCAGCGTGCGCTACACCCGCGAGGACGTCATGGAGCTGCCCGAGTGCAGCTACGTGGATCGTCACGTGCAGCTCGAGGCGGACGCCGCGAAAGCCTATCGCTTAATGTACGATCGCTCGCGCATGATCACGCACACGGGCAAAGAGATCACCGCCGTCAACGAAGGGGTGCTGCAGAACAAACTGCTTCAGGTATCCTGCGGATACCTCTACGCCAACGACAAGACGGTGTACGCGCTACCCTCGGGCGGCAGGTTATCCGCGTTGGAGGAAGTGCTCGACGAGACCGATCACAAGTCCATCGTGATGGTGCCCTACCTGCACGCGCTCGATGGCGTCGCGGCGCATCTCACCAAGCGTGGCTATGATATCGCCGTCGTGCACGGTGGGGTAGGACGTTCCGCACGTGATACAATCTTTAATGATTTTCAGGCTGGACCTTCGCCGCATATTCTGGTAGCACACCCGCAATGTCTGGCACACGGGCTGACGCTCACACAGGCCGACACCATCGTCTGGTATTCGCCCACGCAATCCCTCGAGATCTACGAACAGGCCAACGCACGCATCAACCGACCGGGACAAAAGAACGTCACGTACATCGTGCACATGATAGGCACTCACGTCGAACGCGCCACCTATGCAAGGCTCAAGAATAAGCAAACCATGCAATCTTGTTTGTTGCAGCTTTTCAAGGAACAACCACTCGCCTTCTAACTCCAGGAGTATCAACCCCATGTCTGATGTTATCCACAGACCACGCATGACCGCCGACACGATGATCGACAAATACGTCCGATTGCGCGACAAGGTGAAGGAGATCAAAGCCCGACACACCGAGGAGCTTGCGCCCTACGGTGACGCAATGAATGTGCTTGAGGGGTGGATGCTCGAAGCGATGAACCAAGCCGGGCTCAAGTCGATGAAGTCCGTGCATGGCACCGCGTATAAGTCGCTGCGCACCAGCACCAAGGTGGTAGACTGGACCGAGGCGCTGCGTTACATCCGCGAGAACGAGGCCTGGGATTTGCTGGAGGCCCGTGTGTCCAAGTCGGCGGCCGCTGTCGTCGTCGAGGAGACAGGCGCACCGATCCCCGGTGTGGAGACCACGTCTGAAATCACCGTCAACGTCAGACGCGCATCCGCGACCGCCGGCAGCAATGATGAATAGGAGCATGTCATGAGTAACGCACTATCCAACAACCTCACCAATGTCCCCGCGCACCTGCAGCAGGCACAGCGGTTCAACCTCAACGCGTCCGCCTCGCAGAACCTGACCACGCCGTTCGCGATCGTGTCGATCAAGGGCAAGGTCTGGCGCATCAAGCACCGTGGCATCGAGACGGTCCAGCAGACATCGGCGGGCACCGACCATCGCGGCCGGCCCTTGCCCGTGCAGCCGGTGCAGACCATCGACGTCGTCGTCGTGGGTCTCGCATCAGGTGTGAGCAAAACCTACTACCCCGGCCAGTACACCGAGGGTTCCGTCGAGAAGCCGGATTGCATGTCGGCCAACGGCGTGACGCCCGACGTGGGTGTGCCCAATCGGCAGAGCACGCACTGCGCTACGTGCCCGCAGAACCAGTGGGGTTCGCGCACCACGGCGCAGGGCAAGCGCGCCAAGGCATGCCAGGATGCCCGCCGGCTGGCCGTAGTACCATCAGGTGACGAGGCCAACGACACGTACGGTGGGCCGATGCTGTTTCGCATCCCTGCCATGAGCCTGGGTGCGCTGGATCGCTACTGCCGCGACCTGGAACGCATGAACGTAGATATTTCTCAGGTCGTAACGAGGCTTGGCTTCGTATCCTCGCTGGCGTACCCCTCGATCACCTTCGAGGCGGTGGGCTGGGTCGAGAGTGCTGAGGCCTACGCGATCGTGGCGGAACACGTCACGTCCGAGGCGGTCCACCGCATCGTCAACGAGAGTGGGCTGGAGCCGGCAGGTACAGTGGACCAGCCGGTAACCACCAGCGCGCTGGCGCAGGCACCGAGGCCGGTGTTCGCACCGATGCGGGCGATCCTGCCGGTCGAACCGGTGGCCTCGGCACCCGCGCCCCGTCCGCCCCAGCCGGCAGCCTCGCCGTTCCGGCAGGCGGCGCCCCAGCCGGCACCCGAGCCGGAGGCCGAGCCCGAGCCGGAGCCCACGCCCGCCCCTGCGCCACAGCCACCAGCGCCTCCGCCAGCGCCTCCGCCGGCGCCTCCGTCCCCGCCCCCGGCGGCAGCGTCAGCCGCCCCAGCGCGCCCCAGGGCGCCAAAAGTGGCGCTTGCGCAGAGCCCGCAGATGGGGGCGCCAACGCCCCGGCCGGCACCCACGAACGGCGCCGGGCCCGTGGTGACCGGCGCACCCGAGGACATGACGGATGTGATCAACAACCTCCTGGCGTAACCCCTGCGGAGATCGCCGTCGGGGCACTGGCACCCCGGCGGCGATCTTTTCAAAGGAGGTTACGGCCATGGATCTGCCGACCACGCTCGCCCGTATCGTCCCCACCACCCCTGGCACGTATCTTATCGTCGTCTATAAAACACCCAGAGGTATCACTTACCGATCCTTCCCGGCCGACACCGGCCACCTGAGTGCCGCTGCGCTGATGGAGCGCATGTCCGCCCAGGGGTTTGATACGTATTTCGCCATCAGCGGGTTCACCGCGCCCCGCCGTCTGCGCACCAACGTCGCGGGCAGTCGCGCGCTCTACATCGACGCCGACGTGGCACGCCCTGGCGACGGCAAGGATCCCGCCAAGGTATTCCCGGACCGCAAGGCGGCCTGGACGTGGCTGACGCGGTTCACCAAGGGCACGGGATTGCCCTTGCCGAACGTCACCATCGACTCGGGCTACGGGTATCACTGGTACTGGGTGCTGGACGAGGTGCTCGACCTGGACCGGTGGCAGGCGCTGGCCGACGCGTTTTTGGCGGCCATGATCGCGCATGGCTGGACCGGAGACACCGCGCCGACGATCGATGGCGCAAGAATATTACGCCCGCCGGGTCTGCTGAACCACAAGGAGCCAAGCACCCCCGCGCCGACCAGCGTGTTCACCCACGTACTTTTCCCGTCAGACGATCATCCCCTTAAACTTATAGAAAATAGTCTACAGGCCTACCGGAATTCCACTCCGACTCGGCCGGGAAGCCTGTCAAGCGGGAAAACGAGCGCCCATCGAAGTGTCGCCAGTTCGTTGGGCACTCCGCCGGCGCACGTTACTCCGGGAGTAAACCAGGGTCTGAACGCTGCCGCCCATGCCAACATGGGCAACCTGCACGAGCCTCACTGGTTCGAACACATCGCCACCCGCTGCCTGCAAGCCAAGCAATCCCTGGACACCAACGGCGCGGGTGATTCCTACCAGCTCTGGTACCTGGGCTGGATCACCCTGCTGGCCTTCTGCGAGGACGGGGACGACTTCATCCACCTCGTGTCCAGCGCGCACCCGAAATACGCCCAGGCCAACGTCGACGCGCATTTCACCCAGGCCCAGCACGAGATCGCCACCAAGGGCCTCGGCCCGCCCACCTGTGCGGCCCTGGATCTGGCCAACCCCGGCGTGTGCGCCGGCTGTCCCTTCCGGGTCAAGGTCAAATCCCCCATCGCCCTCGGCTATCCTGCCGATCCGCTGGGGGATCTCCCGCAAAACTACCGGCGCACCGGCACCCACATCGAGGGGCTGGTCGGTCAGGGGAAAACGCAGCGCTGGGCGAAGCTGATGCCCGGCGACGTAACCAACCCCTGGCTCGAGCAGGTAACCATCGGCGGCCAGCGGTTGCACTTCGAGTATCTGTTCGGTGGCGAGGTCATACCGATCAACGCGCTGGCTGAAGCAGTCAGCATGGGTGGCGTTGCCATCGTGCAGCATCTGACGCGCCTGGGTATCACCGCGACCAAGCTCGAGTTCGAACGCATAGGGGACTTCCTCGTGGCCTGGATCAAGCAGCTCCGCGACCGGCGTGTGATCAACCGCGACGGGCTGCGGCCCTTTGGTTGGACCCATGACGAACAGGGCAGGCACCTGGGCTTCGCGGTCGCCGGCACGCACTACCTTGCCGACGGCAGCGAGCAGATGATCGCCGCCGGCGATGCGACGATTGCTTCGTACTATCGACCGGCGGGGGATTATAGCGAGTGGCTCAAACCGGGCGCGCTATTCCAGAACAGCGAGCCGGCGGCGCAGCTGATCATCGCCACGGCGTTCGCGGCACCCCTGATATCGCTGGCCAGCATGGTCAAAGGGGTGAGCTGGAACTTCTGGTCGAGCAACTCGGGCGTGCAAAAAACCGCCGCGATGGATTACGCCCAGTCGGTGTGGGGCGATCCGGTGCAGAAGTCCTCGCAGTCGGATACCTACAACGCCGTGGTGAACCTGCTGGGCACCACGCGCGTGCTGCCACGGTACTGGGACGACATGCTCTGTGACGACAAGGAGTCACAGGAAACCTTTAACGCATTGGTGCGCAGCATCACCCAGGGCGCCGAGAAGAACCGCCTGAGCGCATCCGCGCAGCTGCAGCGACGGCACGAGTGGGAGACCATGCTGGTAATCTCATCCAACCGGTCCCTGAGTGACCTACTGGCGGCCAACGACACGACCGATAGCGGATACCAGCGCCTGATCCAAGTGAAGTTTGAGCGACAGGCCACGCCGCATAATGCGCAGGTGGGTCTCACGCTGAACCTGATCAAGAACAACTACGGCCACGCGGGGCGCATCTACGCCAAGCACATCGCCATGCATCACGATCCTATCCAGCAGGAGATCGTCGAGTCGATGGACGTGCTGGGTCAGAAGTTCAGCGTCCAGCAGGCCGAGCGTCACTTCGTCACCGCGATGGCGTGCATCCTTGTGGGCGCACGCCATGCCGAGAAACTCGGGCTGTTCACCTTCGACCATCGCGGCATGCTGAACTGCATGCGGTTGTCACTAGGGGATCTGCGCAGCGCCACCGGTGCGCAGGTGCTGGTGGGCAACACCGGCGTGTTCGACCATGTGGAAGTGCTGGCACGCTACGCACACTACGAAGCAGCGCGTCGGGTACGCACGGATATTCTTGGCACGCCGGGTAGCATGAAGCCGAACATCCTCGGGTCGCCTACCGCCAACAACATCAACGTGCAGATCGCCCAGCGGGCAGCTATCCTGCGCATCAACCGGTCGGATTTCCGCAAGTGGATGACGGCCAACAACATCCCCGCCAATGACCTGATCAAGCAGATCAGCCAGCTACCCAACGTACGCCAGACCCGCGAACATATCGGCGGGGGAACGCCATGGGCTACCGTGAAGCTGTGGGTGCTGGACATACCCCTGGTAGGACCATTGGCGAGCTTCCTCGATTCGATCGACCAGCAGCCCATCCATGGGCTGACCCACCTGCAGAACCTGCGGCAGGATGCGCCCACGTCCACGCCATAGCGAGGAGCACCAGAGAGTGGCGATAGAGAACTCGATCACGATCACGGTCACCGGATACGTCAACCATGACGGACCCATAGACGCGCAGTTCGTGTTGCAGGTGCCCGCACCAGAGCCGCCTAACCCCACACCCACGCCCACCCCAACGCCGACACCCACTCCAACACCGACACCACCGCCCAGTGGCGACACCACGCCGCTGAGCGTGCGCATCGACTATCAGGGTACCAGCCACGTGTTCAACGAAACGGCGGGTGTGGACCTGGGTGACTACCGCGAGACGGGCGGGCACTTCACCCAGCGCTGCGTGCTTTGCACGCTGCCCGAGCTACCTGGGTTCCGCGTCATGTTCCGCCGCGATCGTGGCGGTGCGCCGCGCGACGAGGTGGTGTTCGAACTGGGGACGCTGTTCACCGGCACACCGGCGAACATGCCGGCCTACATCGCGACGATCCTGCGCGACGGGAATACGCTCGCGGTGGTCGACGCGTCGCTGGGGCACTACTGGAACGCGTGCTGGCGCTGGCAGTCGGCGCCACGGCCGATCATCTACCCCGCTGCCGGGCTGATGGGGACGATGCTGCCGGCGTACTCGGACGCATTGTTCGGATCGAAGATCCCCCTCTCGGCGCCGCGCCACTATGCCGGGCCGATGGATCTGGCGGGGATAACAGCTTACATCCCTAGCACCGGCGAGCGCGACGAGATCGGTCCGTGCACGGAAGCACAGGCAGAGTTTCTGTGTACTGGCAGCGACGCAGCGTGGGCCTCGACGCTGGCGCAGCTCGAGGGAGCGGGCACGATCCCGCTGCGGTTCCGCGATGAGCATACCAACGCGCCGCTGGACTGGGCTGCTTACCCCCAAGCGACGATGTATTCGCCCAACGGGGCAAACCCCTACATCAAGAACCCGACCAGCCCGGTGACCCTGGACTCTGCTCACATGGGAAGTTTTGCGTACGTCCCGTTCGTGCTGACCGGCGATCCCTACGCCCTTGAATGGGTGCAGTTCTGTGCGGTCTACAACGTCGTCTGCCTGAGCCCCGGCGCACGCGCGAACTTCTCTCTCGGCAACGCAATCCGCGCGGTGGCATGGGCGCTGCGCTCGCTGGTACAGGCGGCCACCGTGACGCCCGACAATGTGCCGGGATGGTTGTTGCCGAAAACGATCTTCCAGTCACGCTTCGACGATCAGCGCCAGTGGTTTCTCGACAAGTATGTCAACGGCACGACCAAGCCCTGCAGCGATCTATGGATCTTGCAGACGCCCGAGAACTCGCCTGGGTCGCCGACATCGAAGCCACCGGCGAACACCTACGTGTCGATATGGATGGAGGACTTCCTTACCACGGTGCTCGGTTGGGTTGTCGCAATGGGTCACAGCGACTGGCAGTCCATTCTCGAGTGGAAAGCCAAGGACACGATGGCGCGCACCAACGGTACATCGGGTTGGGTGCGCGCGGTGCCCACGATGTATCAGTGCATGACGCGCGAAGGGCCTACCGGTCTCTCGGTAACGAGTTGGCATGACGCATGGAACCTCAACGCACGCCTGCTGCCCGACGTGTGCGCCTACGACGATCCGAACGTGATCCCCGCACAGGTGGATATCACCTACCCGTCCTACACGCTGGGCGCGCTGGCGCTGGGCGCGCATGCGGGCGTGGACGGTGTAGCTGAGTGCTATGACTGGCTGCTCAGGCAGCTGCAGGCCAACACCACGACCAGCAAATACCCCCGACGTAAGTGGGCGATCAGTACCACGACGAACCATTAAGATAAGGGATACACACGATGTCCGACACGGTGACCCGTGAGGAATTTGACGCGCTCGAGGCCCGTGTCACGGCGCTCGAGGAGGAGATGGGTGACCTCGGGCCCGATCCGATACCACCGGATCCGATACCGCCAGAGGAGGGCATCCAGGCCAAGCGCATCGTCGACCTGATCGAGCGGTTCGGTGTGAACACGTTCAGCTCGATGGACGAGAACAATACTTGGGGCAGCTGGCCGGCGGATTATTCGCCGCCGTCCACCGTCGCGGCACTGAGATACCTCGTCGGCGATAGCGGGTTCACCCTGGGCATCCGCGAGTACCACTACGTCGGCCGCTACGACATGCAGAAGCAATGGTTCGCGGCGATCCTGACGGAGTTCCCCGACACGCGGTTCACCGTGTGCCCTGGCGCCAACGCCAGCGTCACCGATGTGCCCACCATGTTGCTGCTGCCGCACACCTGGGTGGAAGGGTTAAACGAACCCAACACCGACTTCGGTTCCGGCGAGGTTCCCTTCGAGACGACCCTCGCCATCCAGGATGCCATCATCGCTGGCGAAGATCATGGCATCATGGGGCCCAGCATCGTGGCGGGTACGCCACATCCCGAAGGTTGGATAACGGGTTACTGCGGAACACCGGAGAACCTTGCGAAGCTTAACGAAAAGCTGGATCTCGGCAACGGGCACTACTATCCGCCCGCGTCACCCGACGTGCCCGGCACAGGTTACTCGGTGAACGAGTATGTGGGTGGGCTGTGGGGGGTGTACGGACATGATCTGGTCCACCTGACCGAGTTCCATCCCACGTTGTACAACGCGCGGGGTTTCAAGCCCGACCAGAAGGGCTGGGACGGACATCGTGACGCGTATTACACGCTATGCACGTGGCTGCGCTGCTGCCAGAACGGCACGCAGGGCCTGTGGTGGTACGCGCTGTTCGACTACGGCACCGTCTACAAGTGCGGCCTGTTCCCGCAGAAATACGCCAATGACCCACGACCGGTGGCCGAGGCGATCCGCAACCTGTGTACGATTTGCACCGACAAGGGTAACCGGCATGAGTTCATGCCCGGTGTGCTGGGCATAACGGTTAACGGGATGACCGACGCGATGGACTACGACGTGTATCAGGCGAGCGATGGTAGATATCTCGTGCCGGTGTGGCACGCCGCCGAGGAACTCGGGCAGGGCGATGCGGTGACGGTCACCTTCGAGTTCGACACACCTGTGAAAAGCATCAACCTGTACAACCCGCTCGCCGGTGCCGCTTCGGTCGAGACGCGTCACGACGTCATACAGATGACGTTCGCCCTGCCACCGGGCGTAGTCGTGTTCGAGATCCATCCGTAAAGGAATTGTACGATGCCGCCCGCTGACGACGTGACTGTAATCATCTCCCTGTGGATCACCGGCGGTGCTGCTGCCGGCCTGCTGATCTGCTGGCTGTTCGATAAAATACGATGACCCGTCAGGAGTTCATCGACGAGGCCAAGCGCAAGCAAGATATCTATGCCGCGCAGCGCCTGTGTCACACCGACATGATGCGCCTGGAGATCCAGGCCGCCCGTGAATACGAAGTGATCTGGCAGCGCATTGTATGCGACTTCCACCAGGAATGGAGTGCGAAGCATGGTTAGCACATGCCTGCGGCACAACTATCTATACAAGGGTAACAACTGCCCTCAATGCAGCAAGGACGAACTGATCATGCAGTGGGGTGCGTCAGCTACCATCGTCCCCCAGCAGGAATACCTGCGAGTGGTAACAGATAACCGACGAGCACGAGCACCAGGATCAGCAACAGGATCAACCGCACAATCAACGGGAACGGTGGTGGCAATGGTATCAAGGTGATGATGTAGAAGATCACCCCGAAGATCAGCAGGATGATCAGCAGATGTATGAGAAGGGTGATCATCGATCGTACTTCTCCCTATTCGCCTTGTGACTGGCGGCACCTTTACGGGGCATTGGCGAACGCTCCCGCGCCCATGAGTGCTGCCGCCGACTGCTTAGGCAACCGCAGGCCGAAGGTGGCGCTGGACTTCTTCGAGGCTTTCTCCTGCTGCAGCAGCTGCTCGCGGGTGATCCGCGCGTGGGGGTTGGCCGCGTTATACGCCACGATGGCCTGCCACGCCGCCGCACGGTCCGCTGGGCTGCCCTCGAGCCAGCTTGTGGTCAGCTGCGAGCGCTCGGCGGACTGCTCCTGGCGGGCCTCCAGGACCGCCGCGCGCCCCTCGCGGGTCTCGGACACCCGGGCCGGGTTGAACCCCACCGCGCGCAGCCCGACGTCGCTGTAGGAGATCTTGGACGGCGGCAGGATGGTGTGCCCCTTGGAGTCCACCACGCCCTTGCGGGCCAGATTGATCGCGTCCATCGGGTCACGGACGATGCGGGGGATCAGGGCGCGAGTGCCACCGAGATCGCCCTGCAGCAGCTTCGTCGCGCCCTCCACGGCCTTGGTGAGGTTGTCGCCGGTGGCGCCGGTGACCAGATGCATCAGCACCTCGCCGATACCCTTCGCGCCGAAGTTGGACAGCTCGGGCATCTCGAGCAGGTTGTTCAGCGCCACGCGCCGGTGCACGTCGAACCCCAGCGCATGCGGCAGGCCGCGCGATATGAGTTCGCCCGCTGTCTTGCCGAACACGCTGGCGATCGCGCCTCGCATGCTGTTCTCGTAGTTATGCGGGGCGCGCCCGTGGAACAGATCCCAGGCGCCGCCCAGGTAGCGGATCGCGTCGGTGGTGGGCAGCCCCAGCACGCCGGCCATCATGGCGTGCGTGCCCATCAGATACGCCAGTGACTTGCGTGCTTCCCAGCGCTCGGCGGAGGTGCCGGCACGCATGCTCTCTTTCACCAGCGTGCCCATCATCGCGTACATATGCAGGCCGTAGCGCTTGAACTGCATCAGCGGCGCGCCCGCCCACTTCAAGGGCCCCATCGGCGAGGTGAGCAGTTCCCGATTCCCCGAGGTGTAGTTGGGCGCCACCCGCCGGGCGGTCTTCTCGGCGTACTCAATGGCGCCCGCCACGTCGCCCTTATTCTTCGCCAGCTCGAGATCGAACGCCGACTTCGCCGAGACGTAGCGGTTAATCGCGTCCACGTAGTGCGCCACGATCGCGTTGGTGTCGGCGACGCGCTCCCACATGCCGGCGATCTTGCCGTCGAACACGCCGTCGGGGTTCATCTGCCGGCGCATATCGCTCATCTGCGTATGGTCGATCACGCCCGACTGGGCCAGCATGTCGTGCAGCGCCTGGATATGCGCCTTGTTGGCACCGGGCGCGTCCTGGAACTGCTTGGTCAGCATGTCCAGCACGTTCCAGTTGGACGATTGCAGGTTGTGGCGCATCGCCTGCAGCATGCCGTCGCCTGATTTACCCAGCACGGGTGCCGCCCGCGCGAGGTTCCGGGCAACCGCCGACGTCGCCCTGAAGATCCCATGCCGCCCGCCCAGCAGGGCGATGCTGTTAGTGTGCGCCTCCATGGTGGACGTCACCATGTGCGAGGGCGACATCAGGCTCATCGCGTAGTTGAACGCGTTCACGTGCGCCAGATTGCGCTGCACCGAGTTGTTCATGTCCTCGGGCCGCTGGATGCGCTTCTCGAGCGACTGGATCACCATCGCCGCCCGGGTCGCGTCCCCCGGGTCGGCACCCGGTCGCTCGAGGTCGCGCTGCTGCGCCCAGAGATTATCCAGGGTTGCTTGTCTCTCAGCGCCGTGGCGCAGGTAACCCAGCCGGTTCACGTGGTTGACGAACTCGTTGGCCAGCACGCGGGAATGGTTGGTCTCGGCACCCACGATACCCTGGCGGCGCAACCGCTGGCGCGCCGCCTGGGTGTCGGACATATGGTTGACCAGGATGCTGGCCAGCACGTCCCGCGCGTGCTCGGCCTGCGCGGCGGTGAAACCCTTGCGCGCAAGCGCGCTCTCGAGTTCGCCCACCGCCGGGTGGGTGGCCAGGATGTCCTTGGTGAACTTCTGGTTGTGGCGGGTAACCTGCCACACGTCCTTCTCGCCGTATTGCTTGACCAGCTCGGCGCGCCGGTCCAGCGCTTTGCTCTTGCGGTCGAAGAACTCGACGCCCCGGTTTTCATCGGTGCCATAGTGCACCACGTATTTCCCGTAGCGACGCTGGGGAAAGTAATCCCCCTTGGTGTAACCATACGAGTGCGCCTTGGCGACGATCTTCGCCAGATCGCGGTTCTCGGCCCACTTGGTGCCGAACGCCTTGGCGATCTCGGAGTTGTCGGGGTCTTTCATGTACGCCTCGAGGGACTCCTGATTGCGCAGCGCATGCACGAATGCGCTTTGCTGATCGGGCGTGACATCGGGTATCACCGACTTCAATGATCCCGAAAGTTCAGCCTCCCGTGTCTCCTTGTAGAACTGCTTGTACAGATCTCTGGCTTTGTTATAAAAATCTTTGGCTCCGGACGACAGCTTCGCATACTCGGCCTGCGCCGATCGTAGTTCAGCCTGCTGCTCCGGGGATTTCAGATGCGCATTGGCGTCGGGCTTTACCCCCTCGCCCAGATGCATCTCCCCGATCGAGGCCTTGTTCATCAGCTGCCCCAGTTCCTTCTGGTCCGACAGCTTCCCCCATTGCTTGATCAGCGCGCGCGTAGCATCCCCGAAGCGCTGCGCCGCCTCAGTGCCGGTGCGGGCAATGGTGTCGCGGATGCGCCGGTAGTCCTCCAGCCCGGGGAGAATATCCTTGTGGAAGCTGGTAAGTGCGTCGACGTTGGTAGCACCATATACGGCGTTGCGTAATCGATCAGGCAGATTGCTTGGACGAATCCGCTCGACAATGCCTCGTCCAGCGTCACGAAGGTAATCAACGGAAGCTTGGCGCAGAGGCTCGGCATGGGCGCGCAAGACCGGGTCACTGGGGTTTACCCTTTCATTGTGCTTGATCGACTCATCGAGGATGTCCGTCACCGGCTGCATGATGTGATCGAGCAGCGTGTATTCGCTGGCGCTCTTAGGCTTGTCGAACCCAAGCGCATGCCGCGTCCAGTCGACGAAGTACCGCCAGATCGAATTGCCCTGCTTACGGGGTTCGTAGCCCAGCTGCGACATGATGCGCCGGAACTGCGGGCTCGCCTGTTTCGAGGCGGCGAACGCCTGCACCTCGGGGTTGGTCATCAGCCATGTGTGTACCTCACGGACGTCACTGGTCGCGTGGCGCAGTAGATTCCACACCCTCGGATCGACCGTCTCCCTGTTCAGCCTTGCATGGTTGGCCAGCTCGGTGCCGATCGTGCGCAGCGCGTGAAGCTCACGATGGTTCGGATCGGTCTTGAGAAGATTGTTCAGGCGGTCAGTGGTAACCGAGTGGGCGATCTCGTGCAGTATGGTCTGCGCGGTTGACGGCGTATCCAGGTTGATGCCGATGTGGCGCTGGCCGTCACTGCGCATGCCCTCATGCGTGTAATATCCGTGCGTGCCACGGGGACCGCTCTCAAGGTTGTAGTGTATACTCCTGTAGCCACGACGTACAGCTTCCCCGAACGATATGATGGGTATGTTATCGTTCACACGATCATAGAGTTTACGCGCCAGCTCCCATAATGGACGTTGCTCTGTCTTGAGCGCGCTGCTGCGCAGGATCGTCTCGAGTGCTGCCTTGGGTGTGTAGTCAACACCGTGTTCCTCGGAGGCGCGTATGTCCCGCCGCAGATCCTCGTGCAGACGCGGGTCGTTGGCCATGCGCACGTAACGCGAGGCAAGCGGATCACGCAGGCCTTCGGGTCTGACACCCTCCTGGCGCAGCACTCCACCCAGCCCGTGCCGGCGTTCCAGCTCCGCCTCGATCTGCGCGCGGGTGCGCTTCGGCAATGCCTCGAGGCGTTTGTGGATAACCTCGATGTCCTCAGGCGTTACCCCGCGCCGGTGCAGGATTGCGTTCTCGTAGCGCGCCCGGTCCTCGGCAGTGGCGCCTTCGGGCAGGCGTGCCCCAAGGCCCTCGATCTCGTACATCGCGCGCAGCACGCTGCGGGTATGTCCGCCGCCCGCTTCGACCTTGGCGACGTGCTTCTCGATCTGCGACTTCGGTATCGACGCGTTCTCGACCGCGTGCCCGACCGGGTCGTTGATCGCCTTCAGTGCGTTCTCGAGGTTCTCAATCCGCTCGGGATCGAAATGCGACAGCAGCTCGTGCAACTCCTCGGTGCGGTGCTGCTTCTGCCGGGGTGACAGCTCGGGGTCAGGCGCGCGCTCATGTTCCTGCTGCTGGCGTAGTAACTCTAGTTCAAGTTCCTTGTTCTTAGCCTGCTCGAGCCGGCGGGTGAGCCCCTCGGCAATCGTGTCATACCCCTCGCGCCGCTGCCGCCCACCCTGGCGGCGGTCCAGCTCGTATTCCGCGTGCGCCTCGGGGCCGGTGATCTCGCCGGAGGCGACCTTGTCCACCAGATCGTTCTGAATGCGCTCGCGATCGGTGGTGCCGGCGGCGCGTTCTTTCTCCTTGGCCTCGCCGAACACCTGCGTGGCAATCGGTGCCTCGCCTGCCTCACCTTCATGCGCGGTGGGAACCGTTTCGCCTTCCTCGGCGGCCCGATGCTCGGCGACGCCCTCGAGTTCAGTCGTGCTGCCGCTTGTCTCGGCAACACGATCCTCGGTCTCGGCAGTCCGTGCGCCGCGCTCGGTCTCGACCGCGAAGCGCTCACCCGATGCCGCGCGCATCGCCTGGATCTTCCTGGCCTCCACGCGTGCCTTGCCCGCCTTGACCTCGGCCGCGCGCTCCTTGATCTGCGCGAGCTTCTCGGCGGCGGCCTCCTTCTTGGCCTTCTCGGCGGCCTGCAGCTCCGCCTCGCGCGTGGCCTTGGCGCGCGCGACGGCCTCGGCATCCACCGGCTTGGCTTCGGGGAGCTTGGCCTTGGCGGCGGCCTCGGCGGCGGCGGGCGCCCGCAAGGGCCCGGGCGGTGGCTCCTCGCGCTTTTGTTCGCGTATGGCCAGCACGTCGGCGAGCTTGGAGGGAGCCTTCGCCGCAGGCTTAGCAGCCGGCTTAGACAGGATATCGTGGGCTTCCTGCGGCTTCATATCGAGAAGCTGCTCAGGGGTGTAACCCCGCGCCGCAAGATCACGATACATCGCCTTCGTAATCATGAAGGGCACGCTGGCCTTGGTGTCCGGCGCCTTCGCCTCGCCCTCGACCTTGGTGATCTTATTGCCGAAGTGTACGCGCTTGCCGTCCTGCCACACCTCGACGGGGATCGCGCCCACCGTGGGGTGCTCGGACACCTGGGTCATAGTGCGCCGTTCAAACTTACCGGCGCCCGGGCCCGAGGTGTATTTAACTCCCCACGCACCACTCGAGTGCTGGGCCAGAACTTTATCGGGGCCGCCCCGGGTCTGGAATTCACCTAGCTTATTAACGTCCCCTTCCGACACGTAGAACGTGCGATCGGAACGTGGCTGGGGTCCCTGCTCGGCGGCACCGTGCTCGGGGCGATACGCCTTGTCGCGCGTCGTCGTGCCGTCCTCGTGCACCTTGTAGGTCGAACCTTTGGCGGTGGTGAACCCGCCGGTGACCCTGGGCTCGGGCCCGGGTGTGGGCGCCACCCCTGCCGCTGCCTCTCCCGATGGTGCAGCTGGCCGCGCACCGACAGGTTCGGCAGGGGTGGCTTCAGCCTGAGGGGAGAGCGAACCCCCAGGCCGATCGGGTCGCGGCTCGACACCTACTCCCGGAGTAACCGTCTCAACGGGTTTGACAGGTGCTTCGGTGCCGGCAGGCCGGGGTTCACCCTCGAGCTTCGCACTTTCGCGCGCGTGCATCATCGCGATCTGCGGGGTGCTCATCCCCTTGAAGCTGTCCTCCGACCGGCCGGTCATGCCCATCAGGTCGCTGATCATGTCGGGGCGCTTGATGCCCTGCGTCGGCTTGATCGGTGCCCGTGCTTTTGACGCGGCTACGGCGGCCGCTGCAGGCTGCGTGGCGGCCGCCGCGACCCTGGCGGTGTCCACAGGGGGTGCGGCGGTCGCGGCCGTCTGCGCGGCCGCTGACGTGGCGGCAGGCGGGCCTGCGGGCGTGCCGCCCCCACCCGGCGGGGGCGGGGGCGGTGGCTCCCCCGGGCGCCGTGGCGGGTTGGCCTCGGGCAGCGAGGGGAACATCTCCCCCTGCCCCGTCGTGGGAACGATCGTGGGCGGTGCCTGATTGATCGGCAGTTCGTCCTGCCGGGCGCCGGGCATGCCCTGCGTGGGCGTGTTCATCGGCTGCGGTGGCGGCGTGGGTTCACCGGTCATTCGCCGCCCGGGCGCGTTGGCCTGCTGCACCTGTTGCAGTAACTCGCCCTGTGTGCCGCCCGGTGGGATACTCGGGGGCGCATTCTGCAAATCAAATTGCCCCTGCGGGGGCGGTATCGGACCGACAGGCTCGGTGTAAATCTGTCGCCCTGGCCCGGCTTCAGGTGGCCCGAGGGCTTCCTTCAGCGCCGCGCGTTCGTCAGGCGGTGTCTGCCCGACGTCGCGGGTATCCTCGATGCCCTTGGCGGGACCCTTGTGCGCGAGACCACCAATGGCGCCGAAGAACAACCCCGGGATCGCACCCGACGCGAACATCTTGGCGACCTTGGTGGGGTCGAATTCTTCGTTCAGGCCTGTCTGGATACCTGCGCTCTGGCTTAGAGCCTCATTGGTGGCTCCTTGAGTGCCCATCAGGGCACCACCCTCGGCAGCACCAATGCCGGCCCGGGCCAGTCTGCCACGCCCGGCGGTACCTAGCGCACCATGCACCAGCGTGCCTGACACACCCGCACCGGTAGCGGCACCGACCACACCACCCGCTGCCACCAGTAAACTGGCGGTCTGCTGGATAACCTTCTCTTTAGCCGCGACGATGCTCATGCCCTGCTTGCGGTTCTCCGCATAGCCGGGCGCCTGCATCATCTCATCATCGGAGGCAGCGGTAACCTGCTTGACGATATCGTTGTAGACCGCACCACCACCCTGTGCGCCAAAGAACGCCCCTGACCCGGCCATACCGCCACGCGTGGCAACGGTACCCAACGCAGCCTTACCCGCAGCAGCGATCTCCTCGGCAGTCTTACCGGCCGCCGTTGCCGCAGCGACTGCCTTCTCGGCGGTGCCGGCATATTTCGCAGCGGTAAGTGCTACCTTGGCGCCGATCGAGCTGGGCAGCACGAACGACAGCAGCATGGGTATCTGCGCGGTAAGATTGATCGCCGCGTAACGTGCGGCATCGCCGAAGCTGTCTATCGACGGGGCTTTAGGGTCATCACTGAACAGGCTGGTCAACGTAGCCTTGCGTGCCCCAGGCGTCATGCTCTGGATCGACGCCTCGATATCATGCTCAAGCGACTGTTGGGCACGGCGGAAGATATTCTGCGAATCAGGATCGGAGCTTAGCTGTTGGGTTGCGTAAGCTGCCGCACCCATAAGATCAGCACCCATCGAGCGGGCGCCGTTCCACGCGGTCTTGGCGAAATCCGAGAAGTATAACCCGTGATCCTCGGGCGCAGTGTCAGGCGGGCGAAAGCCGAACGACTCACCGTTCGGATCATACCCGGCGATATCTTCGATGCTTTGAGTCGGTGGCCTGACTGGCGGTTGGTAATGACTGACTGTGCGCGACGATGGAGCCGGCGGAGTGTATGCCCGCGTGGTGGGTGTAATACCCGACGGAATACCGTCGAGCTGGTCCTGATAAAGCCCCTGTTCGAAATCATCGAGCGGCATGGCTCATGCTGCCTGCGACACAGGCGTGATACCTGCGAGATTGGTCTGATACCTGCCCGCCATACGTGGGTCGTTCAGCCCTGCGCCAACCGCCGAAGTGTGCTGGGTATTAGGCGGCGGCGGTGGCGTCGTGACGGTAACTTTCCCGCCAACCGGTATAGCCCCCATCAACCCGCGAACACGTGAGCCACGCTCGGGGCTCAGCAGGGCATAGGCGCGAGAGGGGTCAGCTTTATTAGCGTCAGTGCCGGCATCATACACGCCGTAACGCTGCGTGCCGTCGCGCATGACAACCGACGAGATTATCTTTTTACCGTGAGTAAGTTCCCCTGCCAACGTATCCGCTGCTGGCCCGGCCATGCCCCAGCCACCTTGCACGACAGGGATACGCAACTCACGACTGATCTGAGATTCATTGCCGAGACGCGTATACTCAGCCTGCACCGTCGCAAGTTTTTCCTGCAGGGATTTATCGTTGGGATCCGCATTCAGCGCCGTCTGTGCATCGTCGATCGCCTCGCGGGCCTTCGTCATACGCGGGTTGAAATCCGTGTTCACTGCTTGGTTGGCCGCCTGTTCAACAGTGACCGCATTACCAGCGGCACCGGCAGTTTTCAGCTCGTCGGCATGCCTAAACCGCTCCTCCTGCATGTCGCGCTGGAACTGCTCCTTCTGGTCCAGCAGCGCTTGCTTGATACCCGGCTGAGCGTTGTAGAAATTCGCATGCGCCAGCGTCTGCGCGATCGTCGCGTTGTTTTTCTGATGTTCGTCCAGCACCTGGGTAAAGGTGTTCGGATGCTGTAATGCAATGATTTGTGTCATGACCAGCTCAGGAGTAAGCAATTTCCCCGGGCCCATCTGTAAGCCAGTGTGCTCGTCGAACTGCACCGCGCCCAGCCGGCCCTGCTTGTCGACACCGAACCGGGCATAGGTGCCATCCGGGAAGAATGCATGCGCCTTGGCAAACGCACCGGCGGCACCCACCATGTCACCAGCCTGCATCGCGGTGTAACCCGCGATGAGGTTGCTTACCGTACCTTGATGCGCGACCTGCGCGATGTATTCGCCAACATGCCCCACGAGATCGATGCGCCCGTGCGCCATGGCTGAGCCTTCCATCATCGCCTGCAGATGCCGCCAGCGATCGGTCATACCCAGACCCGCCGGCCCCATCGTCGCCATCGTGCTGAGTGCACCATCGGGCGTGGTCTGCTGGACGACCGTGCGCATATAGTCCGACTCATTGCCGGATGTAGCGCCGGGGTTCATTGCGCTCGCGTTGATTACGACCCTGCCGTCGTACATAGCGTCGAGGGACTGCAGCTTCTTTCGGAAAACCGGATTCGCCAACTCAGCGGACCAGTTACCCCGGGCGCGCGCAGGTGCGCCTTCACCAGCCATGTAGGCATAGTTCGTGGCAATCGAGCCAGCACCGAGACCCTTATCGTTCGCCAGATAACGCATATAAAGAATGCCTGCCGCCATCGCATCCTTTGGATCGTTCGGGTTCAAATTGTAGTGGAACAGCCGGTTCATCGTGTCGAACGTCTGCGGCATGACCTGGATCGGACCGTATTCACCGTCAGCACCCCGACCGGGGTTCCACTTGAACCCACCCTCACGCCACCAAGTAGCGGCAACCTGATCGTCGCGCACCACGCCACCACCGAAGCGCTGCACCAGATCGTGCATAACCTGGAAATCCTGCGGACGCTCGTGCTGTAGATGGGTCAGGAACATCGGGTGCACCGGCGGCGCATACGCCGGCTCGGTCGGCTGGGACTGCAGCGAAGGGCTCACCTGATTGGGTAGCACCTGACCATCGCCGCCTTTCACCGGCACCGGTGGCGGCGTCTGCTCGGTACCGGAGGACTTCGTTGGCGCAGCAGGCGTGGCGGGCTTGTCGAGCACCGTGCCGAACCCGGTGGTACCGCTCGCATCTGTCGGCGTGATACCCGATGCAGGCGCAGGTGTTGCCGGCGGTTGCGCATAGGCCGGCGGTGTCGGCGTCGGCGAAGGGGCGCCCGCGCCCGCGCCCGCACCAGCAACAGGCGGCGCGGGCGCAGCAGGAGGCGCGGGCGCGGCAGGAGGCGCAGGCGCGGCAGGAGGCGCGGGTGCACCCTCGGTTTGCGCAGCTGGTAGCAATGCACGATCGGCTGCTGTGGGTGTACCTGCCGCCGCCTTCGGGATCAGCATGTCCAACGCGCTGGAGACGATACCCCCGCCACCACCTCCCTGCGATGGTGTTGCATCCGAACGCTGCTGGCCCGGCGCGGATATCGTCGCGCCGACCGGGCGATTGGTAATCGCTGACGGACGCTGCAACGCTGACGTCGGTATGGGTAGCCATTGCTGCGTGCCCGCATCGTAGTAGTGCCCCCGATCGTCGACCGGCATGCCCGGCGAATAGGGCGTCACCGAAGGCGGCGGCGGGGGGCCTGCCTGTTGAGGCTGCGGTTGTCCAGGACGGGTAACAGTACCACCAACCGGACGGTTGGTGATCTGCGACGGCTGGGTTAGCCGCGACGGTGCGGGCGTTACAACCGGCGGCGGCGGTTGCGGCGTGGGTATCTGCGATTCCAATGTCGCCGGTGGTCGCAAGTTAACCGGCGGCGGTGGTTGCGGCGTAGGATATGGCGATGGCATGTATGGAGCTGCCACCGACGGGATCACTCCACCTAATCCAGGTGTACGTTGTGTAACCGGTGCAACCGGCTCAACGGGTGCAACGGGTGCAACAGGCGCAGCTTGATTCGGGGTGCGCCATTGACCTGTCGTCGGGTCAAACGGCAACAGATCCTTAGTTCTCCTCCAGCCCTCGCGCAACTGTTCGATGGTCGTCGGCATAGTGTCCGGTGGCCGAGATTCATCGGAGCCCTTAGGCTGCGATGCAACCGTCACACCAGATGACAGTCCCCGGTTAACCCGGTCGATGTCAGCAGCCAATGGTGTCGGTCGGTTAGTATCCTCGTATTGCGGCGCGGATATGCCCTTACCCGGAGGTGGTGCCGGTGGACCACCGACGTTCTTAATCTTTTCAGGGGATACCGGGCCCGAGCCAGTGCCGGCGCTTGGCGGCGTTGTACCCTCTGCACCGGGTGCTGGTGCTCCACCTTTACGCGTGCTGGGGGAAAGATAGGGCCCACCAGAGGGCGAACCGGAGACGTCACCCTCCGGAATCACCACACCCGGCGGATGCTCCATGCCCGACTGCCAACCCGGTACGTTCTGGTTGGCACGGTCCAGCGCCTCGGTTTTCAACCGATACTCTTGCATCTCATAGTCTTTATCGGTTTGCCGGATACCCTGGTAAGCCGAGTACGCGGTAAACGCGCTCTGCGCGCCATTGAACAAACCATTAGCAAACGATCCAAGATAGAAGGGCATAGACTAGCTCTCCACTTCCCGCTTCAGGTCTGCCAACGAACCGGCGATCTCGCTCACCACCACTTGCAGACGTCGGTCGTAATCCGCCCATAATAACGGATGATGCCGCTTCAGATAACTGGCACGACGTTCCCCCCACCACGCCGAACAGCGCGCGCACTCGGGTGAATTAGTTACATAATCATACACCCGGGGCACCGGTATCTTATGCAGTGCGAGATAGGAGAACACCTGCTCATGCGTCCAATCCACGATGGGCAGCCAGAGCGTGATCCGATCAGCGATAACCTCGAGGTTCTCGGCGGGCAGTACGGGCATGTCCACGCGCTTGGTGCCACGTATCAACAGGGTAATCCCGTCATCGTAGACACGCTGCATGGCAGGCGCCATCAGGTTCGCCCAGCAGCAATCATAGCGGGATACCAATTTAGCGCCCGACTGGCCCATCACTCGCGCCACAGGGTGCGCCGAGTAGGGCATGAGATCGGTGGGTAACCCATTCGCATCGATCCATTCGGACACATGCGTCTCGACGCGCACGAACTTGGGTACCATGGCCTCGATGCGCGCGACACTCGCCATCATCTCAGGGAGCAGATCACCCGTGTCGATGTGGTAGACCGTGATCCGGTCGAGATACTCCCGGAGTAAGTGCACACACGTGAGCGAATCCTTACCCCCGCTCGCGAGCAGGGCGATCTTCTCGTGCTGATCGAGGATGCTGAAATCTATCATATACAGATCGGTCGGGTGATACTCTCTGCAGTACAGTCGCCAACCCAAAACAGAGAGCACCCCCTCCCCGCTACCTCACTCATTCGAGATCTTGGTGCGACCCTCACGCGCGTACGGCTTTCCATAAGACGGGCCGAAGCTCGTGGAATATCTGTGTGTATTCCTCGTCGTTGCCGTAGAGCCTACGGAAGATCGTATCGTCGCCTGTGGGGTTCTCCCGTACCATGACATTCCAGCCCGCCACATCGGCGATCTCCCGCATCATCTCAAACTTGACAGCGCGCGCGTAGAGCCGATGCAAGAGTAAATAGTTGTTACCCTCCAGGCGTTCATAGTCATACACGAACAGCTCGCCGCCCGGCTTGGTCACACGGGCAGCCTCACACAGCGTCTTGCCCAGGCTGTCCGCCTGACACAGCGAATAGAGGAACATACACCCGTCAAACGTAGCGGTCGGAAGGGGCATATCCTCCATCTTGCTGTAGACCTTCGTGTAGCCATCCGGACAATGATCCAGCTGGAACCCGCTATTGTTCAGCAAAGTGAAAGTTAAATCCGGACGCAGCTCACGCATCAACCGCGCCGCCTCGCCGAACCCGCAGCCCACATCCAGCCAGTTGGTATCCAACTTGGGACACATGAAATCGAGCAGCTTCGCAACGTGTCCCAGATCCGTTTCGGCTAACCTGTGCCCCTGCAGCAGGCGCAGATCCTGCGCCAAGGCCCACTGCGACGAACGGATCAACACGTCGACCGGGATCGTCATATGATCGCAGCCGCGCCGATGCCGGCACCCACCAGCGAGCCGATACCCGACGCTTGGTTTTGCGCGATCGCCGCGTTGGCGTTGAACCCGGCCATCTGGTTCTGGAAGCCCTGGTTCATCAGGTTGCCGGCACCGGCGATGTTGCTGGACTGGATGCCCGCCCACTGCGTGGGCGAGCCCATCATGTTGCCGTAGGTACTCGACGTATTCAGTCCCGACGCGATGCCCGCGTTACCCGCCTGCGTGGCGGTGCCATAGGCCTGAGCCACCTGTCCCGGATAACCACGGCCGATATTGATTGCCTCACCCTCCAGGGCCAGCCCGGTGGCCTCACTCTGGTTACGCGACTGAGTGCCGGCGCCAGCCTGCGCCGCAGCCTGCGAAATGCGCGTCCCCAGATCCAGCGCGCCATACCGAGTCTGACTAGGATCAATGCCGTAGCCCTCGAGTGATTGGAGTGCCGCCTGTCGCTGCGTGCCCATCGCCGTGGCCACGTCCGCCTGCGCGGCGGCCGAGCGCTGCGCGGCCCGTGCGGGATCGTTATAGCCCTGTGCCTCGGCGGCGAACTTGTTCTCGATCGGGTAGTAGGTCTGCTGCAGGCGCTGCTGGGCCTGCTGGGCGTTCTGGATATTCTGGTTGGAGCTGTCGATCATCGACTGCATGTACTGCTTCGTGATCGGCGCCTGATCGGCGTATTGCTGCTTCGCCCAGTCCAGCTGGTCCTTGGAAGTCTGCCCGGCGATCTTCGCCGCCTCGGTGGAGGACGCGATCAGCGGGCCATAATCTGGCGCGGGAGGTGCGCCACCCTTGCCACCGCCCATGTTACGTGTCCTCCGAGATACAACGAACGTCCGGCTCCGTGTTACTCCGGTAGTGACGCGGCGTGATCCTGAGCCACTTACAGTCAGCTTTCTTGAGCGTGAGGATCATGATGTCGCCGCCATCGGCGAGCATGTCGGTGAGCTTGGCTTCGATGCGAAACCCCATGCGCAGATCGATCGACAGCGCACGCGAATTACTCGACGCAACCAACCCCACGCATTTGCGCACGCCGAGCTGGTTGAATGCATAGTCGTAAACCATCCACAGGAAGTCCCGCGACGCCCAGTGGGTTTCGTTGCCTGCCATGTGCAGGATGATCGAGCCGTGCAGGAATCCGGTGAATACCACGCCACCCAGTACGGCGTTATCATCACCGTGACAGCTGACGCAGTGGTCAGTTTTATCATTGAACACCCCACCCACGCGGGCCATCACCCAGTCGCCGGCGCCCGGCCAGTTGACCCGTATGCTGCGCGCCATCAGGGACCTCGCAGCACGGCAAGCACCTGATCCTCGGAGACCAGTCCGAGGAGTACCAGATCCCGCAAGGTGGCCGCGCGATCGAGCGAGCCGCCACGGATACCCCCGAGCGACTCGACGCCCTGACGCAGCCGGTCCGTCACCAGGGTCAGCGCGGTCACGTCCGCCAGGGGCACAGGCACCGCCGGCACGTTCGGGTTATGGAAGGTCTTGCCTGCCATCAGGTCTGCTTCAGTTCTTTCATCGTGGTCGCGAGCTGCACCGAGTGGATCGCCACACGGGACAGGATATCGAACTGCCAGTTGAAGGACTTCACCCCCGAAGGTAGTCGAAAAATCTCGAGCGGCTGAGTCAGGTATCGCGTGAACACCAAGTTAAGCGCGTCACCGGGACCCGCATAGAGCCGGAACAGCGCGTTCACGCCGGGAGGTAGCACCAGCCCGGGGATGCCCTGGCCCGGCTGGGGATCCGTGTCGGGTGGTGCCGGGTCCATCACCTCGGGGCCCAGCGATATCTGGCAGCAGCCTAGGTTGGTCGGCGCCGGCAGGTAGAATTCCTTAGACTTCCAGTAGTACGTCTGCGGCGGTGTATCAGGCGAATCCCAGAGGTATATTTTCTGATCCGCCATCACGTACGGATCGCCGGTGAACACGTCGTTCCATAACGAGGTCGCATCGGCGAACGAGGAGGTTTTCATCACCCCCATGCGTTCCTCGGTGTAGTCGATCAGGAAGCCCGTACCCGTGCCGTTGATCGCGAGATACTGTGCCCTGTGCCGGCAGGCGATGATGTTCTCGGCCTGATAATCCTTGAGCCAGATGTTCTTGGTGAAATTGCTCAGGCTCTGGTTCTGCATGCCGTAGTAATTCAACGCCACGAGGCCGTTCTCACTGGCGTAGTACACCCCCGCCAGATCGGTCACCACCGACCCGCGCGAGATACAGGGCTCGGGCGCCTGCACCTGGGCGAAGAAGAACTGCGCCGGAGAAGATCCCGATCCGGTCGACGGGAACCCGTGGGTGAGCACGACCAGCTGCTGCTGCCAGACCGCGAGGGCGACGATCTGATATAACAAACTTTGGTCGTAACCCGGTGGCCACGCATGCGGGCGATTGGGTTCGCAAAAATGTATCGTGTTTCCCGTGAAACCCATCATCATGCCGCCGGGCATCGCGGTCAGCCCGTCCAGCCCGGCAATGGGGGGCGCCCAGCCGGTGCTCTCGAGCAGGTTGTTGCCGACGATGTTCACGTCGGGGATCGTGTCCACGTAGGTGCTGGACCCAAAAGGTAGGTCTACTACGAAGTAAAACTGTGCCCCCGTGCTGGCGCCCGTGATGGTGCGATACAGGCGCATCTTGGTGACCACGGGATAGAACGTCCCCGCAGGGTTCGACGGTGCCGCCGTGGGTAATCCCGAAACCGTCCAGGTCGCATCGGGGGGACCGTCCACCACCGCTGACGGGTTCGCCGGCGAGGTCTCCAGCCCATACTCGTCGATGTAGGTGAACGTATACGAGCGCGAGATCGCCGGCACGGTGGTGTCACCGCCGGTGGGCACCACAGAGATAATAATCGCCGGATCAGGCGGGATGAACCCCAGCGTATATCTCTGCTGGTTCGCCGCCAGCCGCGCATAGGTATTCCAGAACACGCCTGGATCGGGCTCGTTGGGTGGGTTCGACCAATACACCCGGTGCAGCGTGTCGTTCGCCAAGGGTGATCGCACAACCTCTGAGAACGCGCTCGGCAGGGGTATCCACACCTCGGGATCCCCCGGTGTGGGTCCCGGCACCCGGTAGGATTTCTTGACGGTGAAGCTCGCTGTGTCCGCCATGTCGAGCACGAACAACGGCTGGGGTAGTCCATCTAAGGGGCCCGACGCCAGATCGCAGTTATACGCATCCTCGGCCATGTTGGGCGGCAGCAGGAAGCTCTCCCGCCGGGGTACCAATCCGCCCATGTCCTGTGTGGCGAACGCGACCATCGTCAGCCCTCAACCCCGATCCGTGCCATCGACAGCGTCGTACTGGTGAATGCGTTGGTGCCACCGGTTATGCTGTTGTTAACTAGCTGAATGGTATCTCCCGCAACCAGTCGGATGATCTCCACCGCACCGTTATCCAGCGTATAGTTCACACTCGCTGGACCCGTAATTGACTGGTTGGTCTGCGAGAACCGCTGCGTGCCATTGATCAGCAGACCCATGCCTAGCGTAGTGGCTTGGTTACCCGACCCGCTGGACCACCCGGCGAAGATATAAATCCCATCCAGCCCAGAGGGCACCGTGACGGTATCGAACGGCATGGTAATCGGCGTGAACCCGTGGCTGTCGAAGTCCACCGTATCGAACTTCAGGAGACCGCCGTTAGGCACTGCGTTGTTAAGCGTCGGATTTATCGTGCGAATGCGCACGTACTGCGCCACCGCCACTGCGTTGATGTTCGCCTGCAGCGCGTTATCGGCGGCGATGCGCTCAGCTTTCTCCTCATTATCGGCAGCAATACGCGCCGCCGTTTCGGCCTCCACCCCGGTCGCATGGCTCAGATCCGCCGGCGTCGTCTTGAACTGCATGGGGTATCCGGTCTGCTGGATACGCACCACGGTGTCAGGACCCGGATTGGGCAGATAACTCGGGATGAAAATCTTGCGCTCAACGGGCAACCTTACCCCCTTTAGCTTTGCCCTTGTTGCGACGCTCGGCGTTCAAGGCGATCGCGATGGCCTGCTTCTTATCCTTCACCACCGGACCGCCCGGCCCGCTATGCAGCTTGCCAGCTTTGAACTCGTCGAACGCCTGCTTCTTCGAGCGCAGCGGCACCTACTTCACCCACACCCAGAGGCCGTTCAGGTAGCGCATGCTGATCTCGGTGAAGGCAACCGTAGTGGTTGGCGCACCGGCAATCGCGCCACCGGCAGCGGTCTGTAGCGTGAACGTGGTGATCACCGCGTTCGGGATAAGGTTCACCACCTGCCCGGCCGAAGGGCTAGGCGGCATCTTCACAGTGAGCGCGGCGATCGCGCCGGTGTTCAGGAATACCGTGCTCTGTCCCTTAGACAGGGTGACCGTGGCACCCGTGGCTGGCGCCAGCACCGCTGGTGCCACACCCCCCGGCGGGAAGAAGCTACTCGTCTGTTGCAGGAAACTGGGCATGGAATTTTTCCTTTCAGCGTGCGCGCACGTTGGGCTTCAGCGAACCAGCATACCCCGTGGCGTTGCCACGCGGGCTCTTTTTAGCCAGGGCCTTTTTCATCGAAGCGGGTGGGCCCGGGCTCGTGGGTCCCGGCATGGGCGACTGGGCGAACGTGTGCCCCGGACCGCCCGCCACCACCCGTGTGGGTGAGCTGCCCCGGGAACTCTGGTTGACGTTCTTCGGACCTGACTTGGCCATGGTGGGTGTTACTCCCGGAGTTAACGTGCCTCGAGGGCTTGTAGGCGTAGATGCAGTTCCTTGATGGCGTTGATCGCCGCCGCAAGGATCGGCGTGTCGGTAATCGCCAGGGTCGAACTTCCCGGACCGTCGAGCGACATATCCAGCACCGCCTCAGGGATCACCTCGCGCACCTCCTCAATGATGAACCCGAGATCCATGCGGTTGATATCGGACAACCGACGAAACGTCTTGGGCATCAGCTTGAGCACCTGCGCGAGACCCTGGGTGGCGTCCGTAATATCGGTTTTCAATCGCACACTGCAGTCCAGGTTCGCGTAGGCGCCGTGACCACCGACAAAACCGATGTTGTTATAACAGAAATTACTGTTCGCCTGATCCATCACCCAGAACGAGGTGGCAGTCCCCCCGAAATCTTTCATCCAGTCGAGCCGCCCGGTGTCGCTATGCCAGTCCCAGTACCACCGGGCCTGGAACTGCATGATCCGCCCGGAGCCACCGTTGCCGAACGCCATTTGCTGACCGGACGCAAACAACGAACCACCGGCGGACACGTCATTCCCCGCCGTGATACCGGTGGTCGCGCTGACGGTGGTCCTCACACTGAGGCTCTGCCCGCTGATCGTCCCAGTGGTCCCTACGGCCTGGAAGGAGCCGAAGCAGCCCATCGAGTTGCCGTTCACCACATCCGCCGACAGCGTGCCAGTGGTTGACACGTCGACACCGGTAAGCGTGCCGGTCAGGGTGAGCGTCTTCGCAGTGATATCCGTGCCCACCGCGAGCGAGGTGGTCACTTTGAGCGAAGTACCCGCCAAGATATTGGCCGAGGTAGACAGCGTGCCGGTGATATCAACGCCGCTGCTGGATACCGAGGTCCAGGTGGTGACAGGTGCACCATAACCATCCGATTGACCAAGCCGGATCGTACCCGTTGGGCCGAGCCAGAACCCACTGGCAACGTTATGTGAGAGATCCCAAGCGACCACTGAGGGGATCGACGCGTCGATGGTCTTGGATACCACCCGCCCGGTGGTGCTGGTCATCGTGCCAGTCACGTTGACCGCACCCGGTGCGTTGAGCGAGCCGTCTCCGAAGAACCCCCAGATCTTAGCTGTCGCACGAGGGCCCGCGTAGATATTCACGGCGTTGGGACCGCCAGCGAAGGTCGGGCCGAACAGCTGCACCGCGCCGCCGTCGCCCACCGCCCCGGTGCTGGTGCGCCGTGCCGCGAGGGTGAACAGATCGGTCGCCGCGCTGAACGGCGTGAACATGCCCGTCAGGGTGGGCGTGTTGGCGGCGTTCCCGTCGGTCACCCGCACGTCTACGATGGTCGGACCCACGGCGGGCACGCCACGGATCCACGCGCCATTGGAGCGCACGTAACCGTAGATGTTGGTCGGCGCCTCCTCGGTGACCTTCGACCAGGACAGCGCGTGCCGGCCGTAATAGAACGTATCGTTGGGCGCGTCGTGCAACGAGGAACCTGTCTGCACATCCACGTAGTTCTTGGTCGCCGCCTGGAGCGGCTGCACGGGATCCTGGTAGAGGGTCAGGAACCCGGCCATGTTGTCACCCGAGCGGTTGACCTTGCTGTCCACCTGCAACAGCGAAACCGCGTAGTCCACGTATTGCTTGGTGGACGCTTCGCTGGGGTAGCCCGGGTCATGATAGAGATACAGCGGCCCCAGCATCTGACCGCCATAGATGCTCAGCCCACCCGACGGGACTGGCGCCGGGACGACAGGCGTAGCAGCGGGTGCCGGACCGGTGATCTGTACGCCCACCTCAAACGTCACCTCGCGCAGTGACGAGCCGGCAATCTCGAACTGGCAGGTGTAGACGTTCCCCGGCGTGCCGAGCAGCACGTACACCTCGATCATCGTGCCGCTGTCCATCAGCTTCACTTCGCTGAACAGCAGCGGCGTCGGATCATAAGGCGGCGGTGCACCGGGTACCGGGAAGGGCGTATTGGACCAGCCTGTGGTACCCAGCGTGATCGTATGCGTCAGGATCGACGTCACCACTTCGCCGTCGTCCAGCCACTCGGACAGATCCACGCTGAACCGCGAGACGTCCGGGTTCGCTTTGTTGATACGACCGACGAACATCTAGTAGCTCCAACTCTCTGGCGCCGGCAGCGCGAACGCATCCTCGAGGACCGGCACGGCGAACGTGTCGGGATACTCCGGGAGTAAGAACACCACCCGCCGGCGGTCCGGTATGGGTACGAAGTACAAACCGATCGGACTACGACCGATGCAGAACAGTCCGATCTTGCTCGAGTAGACGCTGCTGGTCAGCAGATCCCCCTCGATCGGGCTGATCCCCGTGGTGAAGTCACCGATGTCGGAGATCGACGAATTATCGAGGTCCTCGGCCATCACACCTACTGCTGCCCCATTGCAGTTATACCGAGCTGCACCGAGAAATTCACCGGTGACGCGGCGGGCGCCACGTCCGTCGTCACCGTGTAGTTATTCGCATCCGCCGTGATCCAGACGCGCGTGGCCGGCGTGATGTTACCCATTGCCGTGACGTTCATCACTCCCGGCGCAAAGCCAAGCCCGTGCGGTTGCGTGGTGGTCGCGATAGACCCGAACCCCAGCGAGCACGAAGAATTAAACATTGCTACGTCCTTGATCGCGTGGCCGCCTGTCAGACTGCTGTTCATGCTGGAGTACATCCAGGTCGAAGCATCGGCACGGATAATGTTGCCCGCCCCGCTGGCGGTAAGTGCCGGGTTACCGTGCCCCACCTTATCCCACTCGGTAAGCTTGCAGTTGGAGAGCATGATATAATTGGCTGGCCCGGTGGCATCGATCGAAGCGGAGCTTCCATCATGCCAGGAGATATCACATTGAGTGAGCAGCACGATCGCGTTCGAGGTCACACCGGTAATATAAACCCCAGAGGCGTTGTCTCCGTTAAACCCTTGATTATAGCAGCCGGTAAAGTAGACAGTGTGTTGGGCGTTCGCGGTGCTATCGTTTATCTGGCACATATAATTCGTATGATCGAACCCACAGCCGACAAACTGCGCAATGCTGGTGTGACCATTCGATGTCACCTGCACCAGCACGCCAATGTGATAATTGTAAGCGAAATCGTTGGTGAAACACGGGTTGTCCACCCGGCCCAGGTCATACACCGCACCGAACACCTGCTGGTACTGCAACACATACGGATCGAGTGACCAGAACACCCACCAGTGGTTGTCGTGGAACCGCAACGTGTCCGTGAGGTAGTCCAGAAACGCCACCCGTGCGATCGGCTGGCCCTTACAGTGATGCACCGTAAGGCGATCGGTGCGATTGCTCGCGGCACTGCCATAGGGGTATGTCGAGAATGCGATGAACGGATTGAGCAGCATCAGGTGATGCAGCTCGATGTCCATCACGCTGTCGAAGTAGAACGTCGGCGGATACTGCGTCGGCGCCCAGGACACGCCGAGCGTTGCCTGCTTGTACACGAAACCGATGTGATGGATCTCGACGCCGAACACCCGGTTGTTGACCGACGGTGAGCCGACCGGGCGCAACATAAATGCCGACACCATCGAACCGTTGTTGACCAGCCATGTGCCGTTGCCTGGTACGATCTGGTTTGCGCCAAACACGCCGACGGACGAGGTGAACTCGCACACATCGCCGTAGATGTGCACACTGCGCTGGATGTTCAGCTGTGCGCTGTAAAGATATTTGCCGGCTGGAATATACAGCGCCTGCTGCACGGCAGTCGCAGCGTTGATCGCTGTCTGCAGCCGCGCTGTATCGTTAGTGCCGGTAATGGTCATATCCGTGGCGTTCGATGTGACGACCGCATCACCCTTGCAACCGAACCATTCGGCGCTGATCGATCCATCCTGCCAGCCAAGGCGGTGCCACCGCCGGCTGGAGGCGTCCACGATGATGAAGCCGTCATTGTCGGCCGACGTGGTATCCGTTGCAACATACGCGAAGTTGCCCTGGCCTTTGCTAGACGTAGCGTCATACCCGGCAATGAACGCTTGGCCCTGAGTCAACGTCGCCGTGGTAGCAGCCCGCAAGGCAGCAATGCTGATGAATACCGGAAGCACGATCCGGTCGGCGTACTGTTTGGTCGCCGCCTGCAACGCCAGCGTAGGGTCAGCCGCCAGCGTGACCGTCGAGCCAAAGGTAACAGCACCCGTAACGGTGCCGCCTGTCAGAGATAAAAAACCACCGGTGCCCGTGGTGACCCACTTGGTGCCATCCCAGCGATAGCTGCCGTTCGGCGCCGTGGCGATCTGACCGGTGGTCGGGGCATTAGGAAAATCGAATGCCATCAGATTAGCAACCCGCGAGCGGTCAGCGTGCCGGAGTAGGTGATCCTCACCGTCGCCCAAGGCGGGATCAAAACGTAGACGTTCGTGTTGGCGGCTACGGCACCACCTAGGAGGAACACGCCACCAATATCGACCATGTTGATGATCCCGGTTGAATAGAGCGTCAGAGACTCCGGCCTGGACCCAGCCCGATGTGTCCACGGCGACGCCGTAATCTGCGCAGCCCAGTCGAGCGCTATGGGCGGCAGCCCGAGATTGCTGTCGATGACGTTCCCCGTTCCATTGTCAGCGATCGGCGTTGGACAGGTAACGAAGCTATTGCCGCTGATGGTAAAGCCACCACTTCCAGGGGCCATATTGATGGCCGGCTGCGGCAGATTATAGAAGCTATTGCCAACGATGGTGCCGCCGAGTTGCGCGCCGGCAGCCACGACGATCCCCTGTCCAGTGGTAGGACTGGTCAGCGTTGACGTGAAACAGTTGGCGGTGATGTTTAGCTGCGCCTCACCGGTCACCTGCATCCCCACCCCGGTAGCCGGGATGAGGAACAACGAGGTGGTGACCATCACGGAGAAGATCGGCGTAGAGAGGTAAATCCCGGTGATGCAATTGAACTGGCAGTTAGTTACGGAAAGCTGCGCCTCGCCAGTCAACGGAGGCGCACTGATGCCGATGCCGCATCCGGTGAAGTTACAATTTACACACGCTACTCCCTGTATCCAGTTTCCGTAATTGATCCCGGTCCCGAGGTTGTTGAAGGTGCAGGAGTCGAAGTTGTAGAGCACGCCCGGCACCGAACTCGTGGCCTCCAAATCCAGGCCAATGCCGGTCGTCTCATAGGCTCCCTGGTCAGTATGTCCCAGCACCAGCACGTTGAGGAACGAAATCTGGGTCAGCGCTGATACCTTAATCGCTGTCCCCCAGAAATGCGTCAGCAGCGCCCCGTCGCTCCCCATGAAGCTGACATTGGACACGTCCGACTGCGGTGAATTCGGAAAGCTAACGCTGGCAATTGTCAGGTTCAGCGCGAGGCCGATGGTGGCGCCACCGTTTGCCCCGGTGCAAAATGTCATGTCGCGCACATGCGCTGAATTGGTCAGGCCCGGCAGGTTGATCGCCAGACCACCGCCAGCGGCCCAGGTCAGCTTGGTGATGTCCGCACCGGCCCCCAATATGCTGATGACCGCGTTGGTGCCGAGGGTGACGGAGATGGCGGCCGTCAGCCGATAGTTACCGGCCGGGATGATCAACGCGCCGCCGGCTATGCGTATGGCGTTGAAGGCGGCGTTGAAGGCAGCGGTGTCATCCGTAGTGTTATCACCGACGGCACCGAACCAGTTCACATTGACCGGCTCGTTCTGCCAGCCGTCGCGATACCAGCGCCGCCCCGAGGCGTCGATAATTATGGTGCCACCATTGTCGGCGCCGGTGGTGTCAGTGCTCACATAAACAAATCTGCCACCACCTTTCGTGCCAGTCCCGGCATAGCTCCGCACCTGCACATCCGAGTTCGGTAGCGTAGCGGCGGTCATCGCCCGTAGCGCAGCGAGGGTCGCAACGGTTGCTGTTACGCGATCGGCGTATTGCTTGGTCGCCGCCTGCAACGCGAGCGCCGGATCGGCTGGCAGGGTCACGGTGCCGGTGAATGTCGGCGATGCGATCGGCGCGCCGCCCGCTCCGGTCACGTCGGCCAGCAGCAGGGTCACCGCGCCCGTGCGGGTGTTGAAACTATTCACATCGACGTCGGACGTGGACGGGCTGTTGGTCAGCACCCACTGCGTCGAGTTGCCATCGTTGTAGGAAACGTAGAGTCCGGTCCCGGCGCTGTCCCACCAGAGCGCACCGGGCAGGATACCCGATGGTGGTGTATCGCTCACCGCAACCACGCCGGCGTGCGCGTCGGTGTATTGCTTGGTGGTCGCCATCAACGCGGTCGTAGGGTCGCGGTTCAGGGTGATGTCGGTGGCCGCCGCCATCGTAAGGCCGGCCGTGTTGACCGTGACCTTATCGACCCCGCCGACGGTGAGAACGTGGGCGGCAGTAGCGGGTACCACGTAGTTGGCGCGGTTGGAAGTAATGCTCATCCCAAACGTCGTGGCGTACAGCGCAATGTGCCTGCTCAGATCCGTGACGCCACCCGGCGCGACAACGCTGCCGAAATTAACACCACTCGAGAAACTCGTCGGCGTGTAGGAGGTATTCCCGGCAGCACTCAGGCTCAGCAGGTTAACCGGTGCCGTGGTGGAATTGGTGTAAGCCGGCATGCCGACAACTCGCAGCACCCCTGCGGCATTAGCTACAGCGACGAGGTTAGCACCGGCATTATCGGTGATACCGAGCGCTGGGTTGTTACCGGATCCAGTAAGCAACAGCTGCTTACCGTAATTGGCTGAACTCCAGCTACCCAGTGACGTGGTAAGAACCCCGCCGTTGAGCGGCAGGAACGCCCCCGAGCCAGCGATCGGCACAACCGACGTAGCCGTGCCACCGGACCCGCCAGTGCCCTCGCCGTAATACAGCGTATGGCTGGCCTCGTTATAGGCCAGCTCAGCGTTCGCCAGCGAGGTCGGCGCTCCCACCCCATCCACCGCAAGACGACGTTTTACGCGAAGGGTGGCAACCATGGTTCAGAACGACCCGCCATCCAGCTGGATGCCGTCGATCGTGCCGCCGGTGATCGCCACCGCAGTGGCGTTCTGCAGCGCCATCGTGCCCAGGCCCGAAATGTCGGTCGAAGCAAGCTGCGCCTGCGCGGTAAACGCCGACGTGCCATTACCCTTGAGGAACCCGGTCAGTGTGGTCGCACCCGAACCACCGCGTGCCACTGATATCGTCGTGGCGTTCCAGGTACCGGTGCCGATCGTCCCAACCGTTGTGATGCTCGCCTGACCGACATAGGTGGCGTCAATGTCCACGTTGTCGGCGAACACCGCGATCCGCCCGGCGGTGCCGATCACGTCGAACGAATTACCCGTGCGGGTCATACCGCCGCCGGCGGTGACCTGAGCTGCCTGGGAGAACTGCACCCAGGTGATCGCCGTGGTACCCAGCGTGCCGCCGATCGCCGAGTTGCACACCCACGAGCTGTTGGAATTCAGCGTGCCGTTGACGACGAACACGTAGGCCTGTGGCACTTCCGCCCAGGCGTCCATGTCGGTGGCACGCACCCAGGCAGTACTCGCCGCGACGTAGATGCCGTTGTTCTGCGCGAGCGTCTGGTCCTTCACCAGCACCCGGTCGTTGGCGACCATGGTATAGCCGTCGAGGCTCTGCAGCCCGGACAGCGTGATGTTCGCACCCACCGTGGCGACCTGAACGGCACCCTTGGCCAGCAGGCCGGTGGCGCTCTGGTCCACATAACGCTTGGTCGCTGCGTCTCCCGCACTGATGGGATCCGCGAGGTTGTTCAGCAGTTGGTTGTTCCAGCTCACCGCAGCGGTCGGCACCGCCTGCTGGTCCTGCCGGACACCCATCGCGAACGCCGTGGTGGCAATCTGCGTGGTGTTGGTGCCCGACGCCGCTGTCGGCGCGGTCGGCGTGCCGGTGACCGCCGGGGACACCAGGGGCGCAAAGTTCGTCGAGACAAATGCAGTGGTCGCCACCTGCGTGGTGCTGTTGGGATAGGTCGCGGTCGGTGCCGCCGGCACGCCGGTGAACGTCGGCGACGCCAGATTGGCTTTCGAGGTGTCCGACGGGTGAACGTGGTCGCCCCTGGCATAGGTCGTCAGCGCCCCAATGGCGGCCGTCCCGTCCATCACCGGCGTGGTGGAGGACGCCACCGGCAGCGCCGCCGTGGTGGCGTAGCTCTGGGCTTTGACGAACGCCGTGGTCGCTATGCTGGTATCGTTGTCGGCAGTCAGCGGTGTCGGCGCCTGCGGGTCGCCGGTGAATACAGGCGAGGCCAGAGGCGCGCGCGACGTATCGGTGGGGTGCGCGTGGTCGTTGCGCGCATACGTGGTGCCGACACCGACCGAACCCAGGCCTGCATCTACCAGCGGCGTAGTGCTCGACGGGTTCGGTACCGCCCCGCCCGTAGCGTAACCCTGGGCCTTCACGAAGGCCGTGGTCGCTATGCTCGTGTCATTATCGGCGGTGGCCGGCGTGGGTGCCTGCGGGTCGCCGGTGAACACCGGCGAGGCCAGCGTGGCGTAGCCCTGGTTTTTCACATACGCCGTGGTTGCCACGCTCGTGTCGTTGTCGGCGGTGGCTGGCGTGGGTGCCTGCGGATCACCGGTAAACACCGGGTTGGCCAGAGGCGCCCGCGTGGTGTCGGTCGGGTGCACGTGGTCCGCGCGCGACCATGTCGTCGCGGTGCCGGCCAGGGCAACCGTCGCATCTTGCAGGGGTAAGCTCGTCGAGGATAACCCCTGCCCGGCGATCCCCACGATAACCGACGCGGTGCCGCCGGCACCGCCCGTGCCCTCGCCGTAATACAGGATATGATCCTGTTCGTTGTAGGCCAGCTCAGCGTTGGCCAGCGAACTCGGGGCACCCGGCGCACCCGTCGTGCGACGCTTGATGCGCAGGACATCAGTCATTTATTGGGTTCCTTGTCGTTGCCATATCAAAAGTTTCCGCCATCGATTAGATCAGTGGTAACCACCACCCAGGCGGCGGTGTTCCGCCCGTATGTGTTGCCGTCTTGCGGTGCATCCGGCAGACCCCCGTCACCACTATGCGCATCCACGTAACCCTTGTTCGCTGCGTCGTACTGGCCGACGGGATCCCCCGTCTGTAGCGTCAGCGTGCCGAGCATCACGCCGCCCATGAGCGACAGGAACGGCCCACCGATCACCGCCGGGTCGCTGTTGTCCAGCTTCCTGGCGAACCAGGAATTCCACTCGTCCGCTGATGGGATGTATCCCTTGTGCCAGTTGGGTTGTTCGCTCACGGCTTACTCGTTGCTGACGAGCTTCATCGGGGGGTTGTCGGATACGTTGGCATCGATGATTTCTTGCAGCGCCTGCATGACCTGCATGAACACCGGGGCCTCGCCGCCCTTAATGTCCGTGCGGGACAACAGGACCATGGCGTTACGGGCAATCTCTGGGGACATTGAATTCTCCTGATGGTGGTTCACGCCAGCACCATAGCGCGCGCTTGCACCCCTGTGGACGTGAGTTCTTGCAGCTCGATATTAGACAGCACGCGCGGCCAGTAGCGGATGCGCGATTTGAAGCCGTTCTGTGTGGCCTGCCGGATCGCGCTCAGATTCAGTCGGTTGCTCGAGACGGGCGGGGTGCCCGTACTCGTCACCACCGCGCCGCCGTTCAGTGCTCCGGTGAGTACGCCGGCATTGTATGTCATCGCCGCTCTAAACGGCACACCAGGGACGATCGTATTCTGAGTGTTCGCCGACGCCTGACCCACGCCCGCGCTTGCCTCGATGATATAAAACGAATTAGCGGTGCATCGGGCGATGGTGCAGTTGTTGATGCTGCCGTCATCGAACCCGACGATGTCCTGATTGCCCGCGTTGACCTGTTGCATCGTCGCGTCCACCGCGAACGACCCCAGCGTGGGACTGTACCAGGGCGCGCCAGCCGGCATCGAGCACACGTCAGCCGTACGGGTCACGGCCCCAGCCGTTGTTGGGATGTAGCTAGTGGGCGCCGTCACAAACGCCGACGTCTCGACCTGTGGACCCCAGGCGAAGATGCCGAGGCCGGTGCTGGCGGGGGTGTAGTTTTGAGCAACAACGGTTACGGTAGCCGGGGCTGGGAAGAAACCAAAAACATAAGACCCACCAGTGCCGGTACTGGTAGCCGTCGCCGACACACGATACCAACCGTTCGGGTAGGGCACGATCGTGCAGACGGTAGCCCCACTTGTTGCCACGATGGTGCCAGCCGCCAAGTCAAACAGCCCGCCAGTATTTCCCGCAGGAAATGCCGTATTACCAAAAGCCATCGATACACGCGTATAAGCGTTGGCCTTCACAAACACACTGCCAACGTAGGTCGTATTTATCGCTCCGTTATATGGTCTATATATAAGGTGAGCACTGGCTACCGTGTCGTTAGTCACTACGCTCGACGCGTTGGTGGTGCCGTCCGGCGACACGGTCACATTGTCAGTCGTCAGCAAACAAGCTGCGGGTGAAACGGACCAACCCGCCAGGGCAACGCTCGTGGTTTCTAAATTGGTCCGCGTCTCCTCGATCAACAGGCCCAGCGGCGCGAGCGTGCTTGGGTGATAACCGAACCGTGGCGCGTTGATCGCGGCGGTTCGTATGGTGCCGGTGTTATCGACGTAGGTGCCGGTGGTGCTGCGGGTGAGCGTGAGCTTAGGATCGAGCGTAGGACCAGTAAGATTTAGATCCAGCACCGGCGCCAGCGTGATGGCTTGCAGATCGGCATTGGCCAGATCGGTCGGCCAGTAGCGAGCGCGGTAGATCGTGCCGCAGAGAAAAAGACTGCTGTTCGCAGAGCCAACCCCCAGCGTGGTTAAACCGCTCTGGATGCTTGCCGCAACTCCAACAGCCGCAGCCCCGCCATTAAGGCTGCCCGACTGCCTACCGTTGCGAAATGCACCGGCGGCCTGATAGATGACGCCAAGCGGTGGCACGCCTCCGGGTAGATCCACAACTCCTGCAACTGCGTCACTTAACGAGATGTTGCCAGAAGCACGATGCAATAGACCGGAGCGGCTAGCACCGACATAGGCGCCAAAGGGCACGCAGGCGTTGATGTTCAAGAAGGACTCTGACGCTTGGACGTAGTATGTGCTCGCCGCCGGATTGAACCAGACGTCCAGCGGCATCGTGCAGAGATCCGCCCCGCGTGCAACGAAGGTGCCGGTGGTCGGGATGTAGGATGTCGGAAACGAAACACCACTCGTGGAACTCGCGCGCTCCAGTTGAAACCGCGTCAACGAGCCGGTTACGGTAACCACCATGGTGCCGGCAGTCGTCAGAACAAAGGACGCCGGGTTACCGGCGGTGGCAGTGATGGGAAGGGTGGTGGAGGAAATTCCAGTGCCGGCAGTCACGGTGGCGCTGCCGGTGCCGATCACCCAGAGGATATACACATTGTTTGCCGGCGCCCCGAGTGACGCAAGTGTTTGGGTTGCCGGCGCGTCGCTATTCAGCAAGAAATTAGTGCGGGTTTCTTCGGTATAGAGGCCGCCGCCGATGAAGCGCGGCACACTCGCCGCATAACTGGTATAAGTCGACCCGGGCGCATCGGTATAAAAACTGTTGGTTCCAACGCTGTTGCGAAAGAACGTCAGCCCAGCCGGCAGCACGCCCTGCGTGAAGTCCAGATCGAGCGACGGTGTGCTGAGACTGCCCGACATTACACGCGCGCCGCCAGCACGGTGATCCCCACGTCCGCCAACGTGGCGTCCTGCGTCGTAGGCGCCACCATCTGCAGGATGTCACCCACCGCCAACGAGCCGCCGGCACCCGCCAATGTGGCGCTGGTGGCCGAAGTGGTGGTGATGGTGATGGTGCCAAGCGCCGACGTCACACCAGCGACGGTGATCTTGTTCAGCGTGAACACGGCATTCGCCGTGGCCCTGGTCACGTCATACACCACAGTGCCGGCAAGGTTGGCGGGCACGGTTATCGCCATCGCCGTGGGCATGTTCACTACCGCGCTGGCGGTGGGCCGGCCGGCGAACGGGAAGCTGATCGGAAGTTGTTGTACTTCGGTAGGGAGCGAAGCGTAACCGATAGCCCCCGCCGGGAACGTGATGCCGCCGGTGCCAGTCTGCGCGAAAACGATCGGGTTACCCGCCGTTGCGCCGCCCGTAATCATAAGTCTGTTGCCAGCAGCGGGTCCAATCGTCACCGGCGTGATCGTTGCGCTGAAGGTGATGGCACCGCTATAGGTATGGTTACTGGAAAATGTGCCAGTGAAAACGCCGCCCCCGTTCAGCGTTGTTGTGCCGGTCACCGTCAGCGCATTACCCACCGCCGTCGTGGCGCTGGACACCGTCAGGATGTCGGTAGAACCAACCATCATCACATGCGATGTGAGGGCGTTATAATTCAGCCGAAAACCACTCGCTACGCTAAACCCGATTTGTCCCGCATATAGATTAATGTGCTGCGAGAGATCGGTGGTGCTGGCAGCTTGGCGGTTGCCGAACGCGATGCCGGCACCGAACGTGCTCAGTCCGGTTGCACGGGTGATCGTCAAAGGAGCGGGCGTTAAGGCGACGCCGGTGTCACTGTAACGGGTAAGCGAGAAGTCCGACCCAGCATTGCTGCCGCTCTCAGCAGTGGTATCCCCAAGCACCAGCATCCAGCGGTTCAATACGTTTCGCTTGGAGATGAGATAGCCCGCCGCCAGACCGGCTTGTCCGTCCATAATCACGCCCGGCCAGCTAGGGCCGATGCTGGTGATATACAGTCTGGAATCGGCACCGGTGATTGTGATCGGACTGGACGACCCGGTGAACGTCACCGGGCCAGTGACAGTCTGCCCACCGATCAGCTTAAGGAAGGGCCCGCCTTGCGCGCCCGTGGTGTCGTTGAGCTGCTGCAGGGTGATCGCCTGCTGCGGGTTGGTCGCCGGCGGCCCGGTGAGCAGCAGGGGCCCCAGCATGGTGTCGCCGGCGACATGCAGGTAGGGCGCGTCGGTGAGCTGCTGCAGCGTGGCCGGCTCCAGCGGCGTCATCGCCGGACCCGCCAGGACCAGCGTGCCCTGCATGGTGCCGCCCACCAAACGTAAATAGGGCGCCAATGCGATCGTGGCGTCGGACGCGTCGAGCTTCATCGCCCACCACGCGTTCCACTCGGCGGCCGAAGGCACGTACCCATCCAGCCAGTTCGGCGATTTACCGACAATCAGATTGGTGGAGCCATCCAGCACTACTGCTTCCTCCGGCCGTGCGCGTAGTACGGGTAGATACGCCGGGGCGATTGTTGATCGGTGTGCAACCGCTCAGAGATGTCACGCGCCCGGTTCAGTCCCATACGGAACCGCTGTCCGTGGTATTGCGCAAGCTGTGCCGAGGACCAGGGTTTCGCCGGCTGGCCGGTCAGGCGAAACATCGTGCCGTCCAGCATGGTCTCGAACCACGTGCTCCAGAGTTCCGGAAACGCGTTCTGCTGTTGCACCGCCTGGAACGAGGTCGGCTTGAGCACCACCCACGCCCAGCCGGTGCGTGCCGCCAGCGGTGGCACCTGAAGATCCTCGAGGATCGCCGGAGGTACTACGCGGAAATTGGTCAGCCCGTATTGTGAGAGCACCCAGGTCACCAGCTGGGTCGAGCTGAACGGGTTGAAATCCACCTGAAAGACGCCCGGCGCCATCTGCCAGTAAGCTTTCTCGCGGAAATACAGGCTGCGAATGCAGAACTCGTCCACGGCGTTCCACAGTGCCAGCTGGATCAGCGGCTGCGTGGTCGCCGGCAGCGTCGCGAGCACGTTGTCATACACGCGTTCCACGCCAGAATTGGTGCCCAGCGTCGCGCGCATATCATCCGATGGTGTGACAGTCGCACTCATGACGCCACCTGTAATAGCTGCGAAATACTCTTATTCATCAAAGTAACAGCGCGACTGTCATCGCTATAAGGATCATCACGTAGCTCACAACGGCCAACCACGTAGTAAACGAAAGCGTTGTAAACACTGTAATCCAGTGGGAAAGGCAGATCCATATCTGTTGCCGGATTGTAGTACGGCGCGCCATTGCGCAATCCTATGAGCAGGAACACATCCGGGCGCTTCACCCGTACTTCGAGCATAAATCCGTTGATGCACTCGAACATCTCGGCGTCGCTGAAGCGCGTGCCCCCGGTATCAGGTCCCGTCGACGGCGGATCCTTGTCCTGCAACAAGGTGCGCGCCTCGAGGATGAGCGTGCGGAATGTGCGCCCGGCCACGGATCAGCGCCCCTTTCTCGCAGGTAAGCGGCCCTTGTTGATGGTGTTCAGCGCCTTGGTACCCAGCCGGTTCACCGCCGACTTGCGCACCACGAACTCGCCCTTCTGGGCAGGTATCAGCCCGTCGTCCTTGCCGATGCGGGGGCCCGAGGTGCGCTTGATCTTGCCCCCGCGCGCCAGCCCACCGGTCTGCTGGTCGGGCGGCGGAGGCGTATAGCCGGCACCACTGGGCGGACCCGGCGCGCCCAGCTTGGCTTTCGCCTGATCGGTCAGCTCGTCGTAGTACTTGCCCCGCTTATAGGCGGCGTACGCCGACGTCACGCCGCCGAAGCCCTTGGAGATGCTGTCGCCGAGCGAGGACGAGCTGATCTGCCCGCCCTCGTCGAAGCCCTTGCGCCGGGGTTTGGGTTTACTTGCCACGGCGGATCACCTTGCGGACCTTGCCGCCACGCGCCTTACCTTCGTCCGAGAACGGCGTGGCCTCCCGGCCTTGCAACGCATTCTGCCGCGCACGGTACTGAAGGTAATCGTTGTATGACTCCATATCGTCGTCCTTTTTCGGTGGCGCACTAACCTGCCCACCCTCAGCATAGCCCTTGCGCTTCGGCACAGATTTCTTGATGGGACGCTTCACCGGCGTTTCGCCTTCTTCTTGGCGCCCACCTTGCCGCCTCGGGCGAACCCCATCGGCGAGGCGCCGCCGCCCATACCCCCGCCAATGCCCGGAGGAGCCCCTGGAGGCCCTGCGGCGGGTGGGGTCTGCACCGGAGGCGGCGGCAAGGGAGGCGGTCCCTTGCGCTTCGGAGGGGCCTTGCCGGCGCTCTTGCCGGCGCCCCCGAACGGTGGCGGACGTGCCATCAGCGTTTCCCCTTCCCGAACATCGTGCGCTGGTTCGGCCGGCCCATGTTGCTCTGGCCGGCCTTGTCCTCAGCCTTGTCCTTCCCGGTGCGCTCATAGGCCTTCAGCGAGACGCCCAGCTTGCGGGCGCCTGCCTTGTCCTGACGAACGTCCTTGGGCGACCCCTCGTACGTGCGCTTGGCCATCCCGGTTACTCCCGGAGTAAGGGTGAGAGTTAACCCCGGATCGCGTAAAGCTCCGCGATGGCGATGCCGTCCAGCACCTTCGCGCCGTACACCTGCAGCCCGCGCAAAAGCGTGGAGAAGCTGCGCTCCGAACGCATCGTCTCCATCTTGGTGATCTGGCTGGCGAAGGTGAGACCATGTGGGTGACCGGCGAAGATCCGGAACGCGTTCGTCGCACCCTCGGTCGCGGTCGGCAGCAGGTTCGAGCTGTAGAGCGTGAACCGGTCGATCATGCCCAGCCGCCCGTTGCGCATCAGCGAGACCCCATCACCCGAGATACTCGCGTTGCGCAGATCGGACTTCTTGATCAGCGCCGCCACCCAGGGTGGTATCACCAGCCAGCGGCCGGTCTCCGGGATGTTCTGTTCATCGAGGCAGGTGCCCAGGTCAACGATGCTGTCCAGCACGTTCACCGGGGTGAGCGAGATCGGCGCGCCGGAAGCGCCCAGGTTGATGTTCAGCGAGATCTTCCCCGCCGTGGCGCCCTTGTTGGCGGCGTTCACGCCGGGATCGATCAACGTGAGCACGCCGGTGTCGATCACGATCTTCATCTGCTCGGCGGCGTCGTCGGACCACAGCGAGAGCATGTTGATGTCCGACTGCACCTCCATCACGTCGTCCAGCGCCTCGTTGAAGTACTTGGCGAAGTCGATCGTGAGGTCGATGATATTCGAGCTGGGGCGCTCGACCAGCAGATCCTGGTTGACCTGATAGTCACGGATCGTGATCGTGGGCTTGGTGCGGATATGCACCGTGTCGCCCATGTTCTTGATCTCGCCTTCGTAGTCGGTGTTGGCGATCGCGGAGAGCACCGTCGCCGCGTAGAACTTCTCGATCAGCTTACCCGACCAGATCTCCGGAATGAACGTACCATGGTAAGCGGGGTTCTGGTTTGCCCCCACCCAGGGCGTCGTGGCAATGGTAATTGCCATGTTGAGCTGCTCCTATGAGACATTGGTTACTGTCTCACACGGCCCTCCCGACCCGCAGCGATGATGTCGGCCTCGATCCTGTCAGCGTCCGCTTCGCGGCCGCGCCATTCACCCCGACCCTTGCGCCGGTAGAACTGTGTGATCTCCGCGCCTGTCCATATCCGCCTGTCAGGAGCGCCCGGCGCTGGTGGCGTGGTCGGACCACGCCCAGGTGCCGCCAATTCCTCGAGGGGTAACCGGTCCGCAGGTGGGGAGCTGCCACCTGTCTGGCCCAGTTGTGTCCCGCGTGACGGATCCACCAGGGTCTGCTCGTTCTTGTAGGCCTGGAAAAACGCGATAGTACGCGCGGCATCGCCGCGCGTGTGGGCATCAGTGATCATAGACTTGCGCGTATTACCACTGAAAGGGTCGATCTGGCCAAGCCACGTGATGAAGCCAGGATCCACATTGACAACCTGCCAGTCGGGAACCGCGCGATCGAGCGCCTGCTCGACCGACTGGGCAGCGGATCGTGTCTCGATGCGGTGGGTGTTGCCCTCAAGCTGACGGATGCGCGTCTCGAGCTGCTGTACCACCGGCGAATAATGTGCCTCCGCCCAGCGCTGGGTGCCCTTGATGAGATCCTCGCCGTAGGCCTCGATGTCCTCCTCGGGGATCTTCATCGTGCTGCCCGGCGGCATGGATGCGAACGTGGGTGATGGTGGCGGCGAGGGATCGGCCGGCGGCGCCGTGCGCATGCTGCCGATCAGGTTCTCCAGCGAGCGGACCTGTCCGCGCAGCTCCGCAATCTCCGTGTTATACTTGCCCTGAAGCGTGCTGTAGCGCTGCTCCCAGTCGGTGGCGGGAGGTGCTGGTGCGGGCGAAGATCCCGGAACGCTTGCATCAGGTCGATCAGAAAAAAGATCCCGGCTATCCCCAGAATTATCCCCAGGATCAGCAGTGGCACCGCCATCGGGATCTCCCCCATTGCCCTGCGTGGTGGCAGCGGCGGCAGCGGCGGCAGCCTCGGCATGAAGCTCGTCGGCACGCGCCGACGATCGCCGCACGGCGTCGGGTATATGATTCGCATAGAGTTCGGCGTTGCTCTCAGACACGGGCGGGTTCTCCCTTGCCCACGGTCTGGCGTGGTTTCACCTGCGCCACGTGCGTGCCGTACATATGCGAGTGGATAGCAAGCCAGACATCGTATAGGCCGCGAACGTAGGCGGTGGTGTCCACGCGGTCCGGATGGGGCGAGTTGAGCGCGGCCACCGTCCGGATGGACACAAAATCACCCAGGGCGTCCACGAACCGTCGGAAGTCCGCGTTGCCGCGTAGGTCGGTGACGCATTGCAGCGCATCGTTGCCAAGATTGATCGCCATCGCCTATTCGAGATCCGCATTGGTCATGGAGTAGTCCTTGCTCGACCCGGGCTGGCCCATGCGTCCGGGGCCCAGGCCCCCGTGTATGCGCTTCATGCCCCCCATGCCGCCCCGGATCTGCTTGAGCGGCGAGCCGGCTTTGCCATAGTGGTTGCCTGAGCGCGCCAGGGTGTCCCCTGGGGTGAGCGTGCTCAGCTGACCCGAGTGCGGGCCCGGCAGGTGCACCGACTGGCTGTTCTTGCCCCCCAGCGTCGCGCCGACCTGGGGCAGCGAACCGATCGCACCGATGTCCACCGGGCCCGCCATGAATCACACCCCGCAGATGCCGTAAGTGCTGGCCTTCATCTTCTGTGGGTTCCAGTTGGTGTTGTGCGCCGAGCCCTTGCCCTTGGGGTATGAACGCGACGATCCGGTAGGTCCCGAGGAGCCCGAGGTGGCGGCGCCGCCGGAGACTTTCATGCTCGAGCCGGACGAGGATGATTCGACTTTGGAGTAGCTGCTGCTGGCCATTACCGGGGTATCCCCTGTGCAAAAGAGTTAACGGGAGGCACGCTGGGCGGCGCCGGCTTGCCCGCCGACGCGGTGGGCGCGCCGGGCGGTTTCGCCGGTTGTCCGGGTGGTCCCTGCGGCCCCTGGGGCCCAGGCGATCCGGGATGCCCCGGCGGGTTGGCAGCACCCGGCTGCGGCGGCTGTCCCTGCGCCTGACCGTGCGCCGCGATCGCCTGCCCTGCCGCCATCATGCGCTTCTGGGCGTCCAGCTGGGCTTGCAGGGTTTCATCGTCGGGCACGATATCGTCGGGCATGCCGAGATCGGATGAGATCGCCCGCAGGATCCTCGCACGGCCGATCTCACCAACGATTTGCATATCAATAGGATTCGCGGTGATCTGCAGGAACTGTAGCTGCTTCTGGCGTTCGGTTTCGCGCTGGATTGCTACTGTCGTGCCACGGACGCGTATCTGCTCCTCGCCCGTCAGGATACCCGACGTGTCGGTGAGCATGATCATATCATACAGGTAGCTGAGCAGCGGGTCCATCACGTCCTCATCCACGTTGGACGCGACGGTCTGTAATACTTTCTGGGCGTTGTTCATCAGCATCGCGAGCCCCGAGGAGGTGCGTCCTGCACCGCCTGAGAGGGATTCGCCGGTGAGATATCTGGGGATCGCGCTGAGTTCGTCCGCCATGGTGTTCATGGCGTTGAGGATCTGGAGCAGTTCCCCCACGTTTGAGTTGGGCTGAAAGAACGATATAGGCTCACGCTGGTTACCCAGGGGGTCACCCTGCACATGCCAGCGTTTCCATGGGTAAAGCTCATCGCCCGACTCGGTGGGCGACACCATTTCGTCGTTGATCACCACCTGCGGGCCCGACGATATGCTCGCGTTGTTCACCAGCGAGCGAAACGTGGCGTTCTGCACCTCCTGGATATCCTCGAGGATGTCGGTCAGCGAGTGACCCGCGACAGTGCCGGGGACTTTCTCGAACGAGGTGAGGAAATAGGGCACACGCTGGCGCGGGCTGGGGTTGATCTGCGTCTTGATCGTGTGGCGCCCGACCACCCAGGACTGCACCATGTAGTCACGATCCGGGTCGGGTACGAAGTTTTTCGTCACCCCCTGGTCCAGCAGAAGCGATCCCTGGACATTGCCGTTGAATTCCAGGCCATCGATGAACTGCGAGCGGTTGAGGTTGGGGTCTTCGCGACCTTCGTTGATCGCCTGCTCCGGGTCGGGCGCATCAAGCCATTCCCGAAGGCCGTTTGCATAATCTTCCAGGCAAAGACGGACTTTGTCCTCGTTATACCCGGGCAACCCGATCAGGTCGTTGAGGTCGGCTCGGGTGTAGCGTTTGCGCTCGAGCGTGCTGGCCTCGGTTATGGTTGACGCACCGGGCGACCAGTAGAAATCGAACGGGTTAACCCGCTCCCAGAACATCTGCGGCGTGTTCTGCAGGAAGGGTTTGCCCTGGGTCCAGGAGAGCTTGGGCACCATGCGCACCACGGGACCCTTCAATACCGCGAAGGGGAACATGGTGAGGTCCAGCAAGAACTCGCCCAGTGCCTGATAGAACCTTCCCGCGACGAGAATGTCCTCCACCTTGTCCGACGCCGCGTCTGCCTGCGTCATGGCGTTGCGACGTGCTGCCTGCTGTGCCGCGTGAAGCAGGGAAACGTAGCGCATATGCGCCTGATCGGGGTCGACGGGTGCGCCCGCCATCTGCTGGTTTTGTACCTCGGTGGATATCAGCTGGATGATGTTGGCGCGCACCTCGGGAGGTATCGGCGGATCGGGCTGCGGCTCGATCGACCACGGCCGCTGCGGGCTCAGGTAGATATCCCGCAGCAGGGACGTAGCCCCCCGGCACTTGCCGGCGGTCATGCGGGAATACACCTCCGAGCCGCCGAACATCTGGATCTGCGCCAGCTTCTCGGGATCGTATTTGCCCTCGAAGGTGCGCTGGGCACGCAGCAGGCGCTGGTTGATCGGGTTGGCGCCCAGGTTGCGATGATCGCGGAAGATCATCCACTGCTGGCGTATCCATGAACCGAGATCGGGCGGATCGTTGTTCTTCAGCGCGTCCACGCGGCGCTGCATCGCGGCGCGATCCTGATCGTCGCGCTGGCTTGGTGATATGACCCGCAGGAATCCCGCCGCTGAGCGAGAGCTGGCGGGTGGTGTACTCACCGAGAGACCTGCCTGCGCAATAGGCATAATCGGCTATCTAGCGCAGGATCATGGGTGCCGGCAACCATTGCTTGTAGGGACAGGGTTATGGACGACGAGATCATCGACGAGTTGCTGGACGGGATCACCGTGGTCGGCGCCGAGCCCGACATGGACAAAGCCACGCTATATGCGTTCTGCATCGACACCGCCCAGCGGATCCATGATTACGACGTGATCGCCCGGCGGTATGGGTTCGGCGATGAGGCGGGGATGGTGGAGTTCCTGCGCACCCACCCGCCGGTGGTGAAGCGGGTGAAGGAATTGCGGGCGGTCTGGGAGAGCGACGAGAGCGTCGAGCTTCGGTTGAGGAAGCTGGCGGGGCATAGCCTGCTGGAGGCGCTCCCCGATACTGCTTCCATCATGTTCGACAAGCAGGTTACTCCCGGAGTGAGGCTCGAGGCGCTCAGGGCGCATGCCAGGATAGCGGGTGTAGATACACCCCCACACGTGCCGGCCGGCGGTGCGGGGGGTATCGGCGGGGGTAGTGGTGGCGGACGGTTCTCAGTGCAGATTGTGTTTAACAATTCCGGGCGGGTGGAGACGATCACCGCGTCGGAGCGGCATTTGAAGGAGATCGAGAGCGAGACGGAGATGACCCGCGAGATGGACACGGAGGAAAGCTTTGATACGATTACGGGTGATACATAATGAGCATTATGTATGTGCCGCCCCCGACGATCGAGCGGTTCATGCTCGATGACAGCTTAGTCAGGTTTTTATTAGGACCCATCGGCTCGGGCAAGTCGATGGGATGTATCATGGAGATCCTGCGACGCGCGCGTCAGCAGGCGCCCAACGGAGATGGGGTCAGGCAAACCAAGTGGGTCGCGGTCAGGAATACCATGTCGCAGTTGAGGTTAACGGTGCTGGCGGATATCCAGCAGTACCTCGCGCCCATGATATCCTATTTTGTTACCGATTCGACGATCCGCGTGCGCGCGGGACTGGAGGATGGTAGTCGGATCGAGTGCGATATCATATTAATTCCGTTGGATACGAAACAGGATGTGCAGCGATTGCTGTCCATGCAGCTGACGGGTGCGTGGATCAACGAGGTGCGTGAAGTTCCCATCGATGTGGTGTCGGCGCTGATCGGTCGGTTAGGGCGTTATCCCTCGAAGATCTCGGGGGGACCGACGTGGTTCGGGCTGATCGCGGATAGCAACCCGTGGGATATCGATAGCCCGTATCACGAGCGGGTTTTGATAGCGCCTGAGGCCAACTGGAAGCTGTTCCACCAGCCGTCAGGTATCGGTCCTTATGCCGAGAACCTGGATAACCTGCCGCCGGGGTATTACGAAAATCTGTTATCGGAACGCGACGAGGGCTGGTCCGAGGTGCATATACGCTCGGAATTTGGTAGCAGTAATGCCGGGCAGGCGGTGTTCCGCCGGTCGTTCGACATGGCGACGCACGCGAAGGATATGCATGCGGTGGTCAACCCGCAGCGCCCGATCGCGATCGGCATGGATTTCGGACGTACGCCGTGCGCGCTGATCGCCCAGGTGGATGTGTTCGGCAGGTTACTCGTGTTCGAGGAGATAGTTACCGATGATATTGGTTTGCATCAGATGCTGGGGGAAAGGCTAAAACCTCGGTTATTGTCGGATCCCTACGTCGGTAAAAGGTCGTTCGTGGTCGCCGATCCCGCCGGCAACCAGAAATCCCAGCTTACCGAGGAGAATGCGTTCGATGTGCTGAAAAGCAACGGGTTCACCTCGTATCCGGCCCCCACCAACGATATCGGCCCCAGGTTGCTCGCGGTGGAGAAGATGCTGCGCCAGACGATCGCCGGGGAGCCGGCGATCCAGATCTCTCGGATGGGCGCGCCGACGCTGATCAGGGCACTCGCCAGCGGGTATAAATATAGAAGGCGGCGCGACGGCGGGCTGGATGACAAGCCAGATAAAACCCACCCGTACTCCGACGTGTGTGATTGCCTGCAATACCTGTGTCTGGCGGTATCCTCGGATATGAGCACGCGGGTGATACGCCGGTTCCAGCCCAAGCCGGCGGTGAAGCGGTTTTCCTCGATGGCATGGACGTGATAAGTAGGGTTATGATTAAGACCAAGTCGTTCCAAAAGAGTTCCAAGAAGCGGTATGAATTACTTCAGCAAGTGTTCCGCGACGCGCGTATGGCGCGCGGGATAAGCCAGCAGGTACTGGCCGAGGATCTGGGCGCGGCGCAGACGCAGGTGTCCAGGGTCGAGCGCGGGGCGGACGTGCCCGACGTGGTGGAGTTCCTCGAGTGGTGCCGGCAGCTGGAGCTGGATCCCCGGGTGGTGATCGCGAAGCTGATGTCGGCATAATTTACACTCGTACGTGGGCGATACGAATTGGCGGTGGGCAAGCCGTTGATATCGGCCGGTGCGCGGGGTTGGCCCCGATCGTGAATGCGGGGGCTGGGGAGCACTGGTGCTCCTGGAGGTTATGATGGTAAAACAAACTCTGCTCTACGGCGTGGTGGCGGGGCTGCTCGCCGCGACACCAGCGAGTGCGACGCTGATATCCTCGGCGGCAGCGCCCGGCCAGCTGGCGGCGGGCGCGTGCGCGGGCAACGACGGTGGCGTGGGCTCATTGAATGTGAGTTGCTCAGGCGGGATATACTCGTCTATCGCCATCTCGGCGGCAGGTCCGCCGTTGCTGAACGCGCCGGATCTGTCGGCGACGACGCTGACAGTGAAGACGACGGGCCTGGGGGCGGGCAGCTCGACGCTGGATATCAATATCGATTCGTCGGGCTTCGCGTTCGCCGGCGGGCCGGTGACCGCCATCTTCACGGTGAACAACCTGATCGGCGGAGGTGTGGGTCCCTTCGTGCTCACCGCGTCGGCACCGGTGGGCACGCTGACGCATACGTTCACCGCGTCGGGCAGTGCGCAAGACGGCCCGACGATCCTCGGGGCGTTCACCAACGACCACGCAGAGTTCCAGTTGACGTTCGCTGGCAACACCGTGCAGTCGCTCGACGCGACCATCGAGATCGTCGGCGCGCCCGAGCCCATCTCGCTGGCCCTGCTGGGGACCGGGTTGCTGGGTCTCGGGCTCGTCAGGCGTTCGCGCCGCGTGAGCGACGCTACGCTGGCGGGCTAAGAGGTCACCACCACGGCGTTCGACACGGGCGCCGTGGTGTAGCCGGCGGCGTTGGTCGCGGTGACCACGCAGGTGGCGGACTTACCCACGTCGCCGGGCTGCACCGCGCGATCGCCGGTGGCGAGCGCGGGCGGGGCGTCGACGCCGTCGAGCTGCCACAGGTAGCTGTAGCTGGTAGGCTCGCCCGACCAGTTGCCCATGGTGCAATTCAGGGTGGCGCCGGATTGGGTGACGTGAGGCGTATCCACGAGGGCTGGCGCCTCCCCTGAGGGCGTGCCGCCTTCGCCCGGGGGCACCTCCGGCGTCCCCACGACGTCCCCGGGCAGCGCCGCCAGCGTGTCGCCGGCGCGCATGTGGTTGATCACGTAGTGCATGGACGTCAGCGCGCCGTTCAGCGCCGCGAGATCGTTGGCGGCGAGCATGGGGGTGATAGCCGCGAGGGCGGCCTCGTAGTCACCGGCACCGGCTTCCAGGGAAGTCAGGTCCCCGCCGGCCTCCAGAAGGGCCAGGGAGGCCTCGAGCGCTGCCAGGACGTCGGCCGCCTCGGGATCCTCGGAGGCCTCCAGCGGGCTCCTGAGGGCCGGCACGGTGGTGTTCAGCGCGCGCCATGCATGTTCCTGCTCGACCTGGAGGCCCAGCAGCCGGTCCTCGGACGGCGTGCTGCTCGCGCCGACGGTCGGCTGGTGGGAGGTATTGGGGTTCAGCAAGGGTGGGCGGACGTCCTCGCCGACGTTGCGGGCGCCCCCGCGAGCCCCGAGCGGATCATGCAGGAATACAGCGCGAGGATCCCGCTGGCGGTCACGCGAACGATCGCTCTGACGCTCAAGCACAGGTGCCGGCATGATGACCTCCCATGGTTAAAAGGGGGCAGGCCCACTGACGACCTGCCCCGAGTTCGGAGATTACTCGCGTGTCTCGACGGGATCGTAGGGCCTGCCCCCTGCCGGGGCAAGACTGTTCTACACACGTGTAGATGAATTACGATATCGAAACGAATAATCCCTGGGGAGGGAAAATTTTTCAAAACTGCTAGTGCTATGGATTTTAATACAAAATTAACTAAGACCGTTTGAGGTGTGGACGTGGCGATGGCTTACCTAAAGCGGCCGGCCCGGCACCACCCCCTTGGACAGCTCCCCCTCCCCCCGGGGGTGGGGATGGTTACTCCCGTAGTAAAATCCGTTCTGGCCCATATGAGAGAACCGGAAAGCCGCTCCCGCTGGGGAGCATGTCGCTACCGGGGGACACATGGGCAAGAGCCAAATCCCCATGACGGTTTGATACGAGACCGGGAGTAGCGCGTCAGCCAAAGGCGCAAGCGTATAAATATCTGACACTCACCGCCCGGGGTTAGGAAGCCGGGATGAGGCACGATGCTTACCTTGCAGGCTGGCAAGTCGTTGCATCATCGCGTCTTGAATAGGTTTAGCGATGGTGTGGGGCCTAACGAACGGATAATCATCCGCAGGGGTTCATAACAGGAACCCCACAGGGACAACGGCAGAAGCGCCCATGTCTGCGCACTTGCGAGCATGGGAAATGCGGTCACCGGCATCACGGCCAAGAGAAGAAACCCCGACCAATCAACCCCTAGCGCCCAAGCATACCCGACCAAAACGACATACGACTGAGTGATAACGAAGCCCTTGCGTAACGAAGCCCTTGTGATAACGAAGCCCTTGCGCGGTGTTCACACATCGCGCGGGGCTTGCGTTGTTCCGGCAAGCGCCGCGATGCCGCGACGCTTTCCAGGGCAACCCCTAACACTCCCGGAGTAAACCAATGGCTAACAAAACGAAACGCGCCCCTAAGCCGGGCGACAAGCGCCCTGCGCTGGAAAACTTCCGCCCCGCGATGCTCGCGGCGCGTCCTGCCAGCGAGAAACTACCCACCATCTATCCCGCGTCCTATCGCGTGAAGTACCTGCCCGCCAAGGCGGCCTATGGCTCGAACACATGGGCCATCAAGGGCGGCATGTGTGGCGGCAGCACGGGATGCTGCCGTGGTGTCACGTCGAACAACGGCATGGGCATCGTGCCTGCCGCGTTCATCAAGTGAAAGGCTCGAGCGAAAGCGAGGTAATTATAATGCGATACTTCAAGGTTGGCGGCCTGCGCTTCCTGCGCGTCGGCCGCTTGCAGATATCCTTCTGCATCTGCCGTCCCCGATAACCCTTACTGCGGAGTAAACCCCAATGGACTTCTTCCTCGCCATGATGACGCGCGCTGCCAATGACAACGCGCCGCACGATCCGCGCGACTATGAGGATTTCGATCCGAGCGTGCTGCCCCACGATGCCGTGTGGGATGATGACACGCCCATCGCGGTCGACACGTTCATGTCGCTGCTCGCCTAGCAACGCCCCTAATGCTGGCAGCGTACGCGCTGCCAGCATCATGAGCGCTGCAATCCCGCATCCCCGCTCACTTCGACTGAGTACAACGAAGGAGATTACCCCAATGGCTAAGATTTCTGTCACCCTAACCGACGATCAGATGAACCTCGCGTCGCGCATCCACGCCCTGGTATCGGGCGCGCTCTCGCAGTCCATCCGCGAGATGGCCGACGCATCGGACGCGCTACAAAGCGCAGCTGAAATCACCAAAAATTCCGGCCGCTTGGCGCTCGCACGCCAGATCGCCGAACTCTCGGCTGCCGAGGATTGGAAGGGCAACGATATCGCCGCCGCATGCGAGCACGCCCGCAAGATCGGCAATGGCGATGACAAGACGGCCAAGACGCTGAACACCGCGATCAGCGAAATGCGCTTGTTCGCCAACCCGAACGTGCGCGCGGATGTCGGCCGCCTCGCGGACGCCTGCCAGCAGGCATGGGATAACGAAACGCTTGACGTGATGTGCGCGGACCCCGAAGACAAGTCCAGCGTGCCCACGCCCATCCGCAACTATGCGCCGCGCGTGTATCACCTGCTCACGTACGTCACGCGCGCCGTGAAGGATGGCAAGCTGGAAGTCTACAACGCCGACGATATCGTCTGGTGGGCAAAGGTCAACGATCCCGCGTTCAACCCCGCGAACACCGCCAAGAAAGTCAAGCAGATCATCAAGCAGCTGGATACTATCCGCGCCATCTACAAGCTGGCGGATCTGGACAGCGCATCGGATGTGCTGCGCGACGTGGACGAGAAGATGCTCGAAGCCGGGCTTACCCGCCCGGTCCATGTCAAGCCGGGGCACGCTGCCCCGGCGCTGCCGCCCAAGCCGGATTACATTGTCACTCCGGAAGTAAATCACCCGGTGATCCTGCCCGTCGAGGCGAGCACGCCCACGCCCGCGAGCGCGGGCGGCCCGGCCGATGGCGCCTACGATTACACCGACGGCAGCGAGGATGAGTTCAACCAGCTGCTCGCCGCCTGATATCTTACACACCTATGGATGTGAACGTCATCGCCCGCTGTACAAGGTTCTCCACGAACCGAATGATCCACGAATTGCCACGCGATATCAAGCACTTAGGCTCGCGCGGGACTCGAGTCTCGCGCGGGCAAAAAAGTTCTATTCAGAGCACATGCACGGGCTAACCCATTGATCCAAAAAATCGATCGGAAGCATACCCCTATTTTTCTTTTATTATAGAGTATAGTAATAGGTAAGCGCGACCCTTTTCGCGCCGCCGTGAAAGCGTCTTCGGGGGAAGACAGTTTCACACGATCACGTGATCGCGTATTTGGGGCTCCTTCCCCCCTCCACTAATGCAACAATTAGGGGGGGTCACCTCGAAATTGTTATGGTTTATCAATGCCGGACAAGCGTTCGTGCCAGTATACTATTCACCGCCCGTCAACGCTTGACCAGCGTGCCCCATAGTGCTATGCACATTTTACTAACTATTCACCTAAGGATGTGAACATGCCCGTCATCAGGGTCTCGATCCCCGATCCTTCTCTCCGGCTCGCGCAACAGACGGCACAGATGATAGGGGTCTCATTGTCGGAGTACGTCCGTATGCTCGTGATCCGCGACGTCCGCGACAACCCACCCGAGGCTCAACCTATTACTACGGGAGTGACAATAGAAAATGACCGCTAATCGCATAGCGAGGCAACGCACTCGGATGGATCTCACCTTTAATGATGTGAATTACAAGCGATGCATCGGGTGCAAGCTGCTCCGCCCCATCTCCGAGTATGCCACCAAACGTGTAAAAGTCTGCTTCAAGTGTCGCGGACTCGAGCGCAAGCCTGACGGCCGGATCATCGAGTTGGCCCCGTACAAGCCACAGCCCAAGCCGCGCGCAAACGCGGCGCCCTATCCGCTGGATAATTACCCGGCCTATCTCCGCTACATGCGCGAGCGTGCCCGCACGCGCTATGCCGCGAAGCGTGAGGAAGCGGGCAAGCCACCACCCAAGCCGCGCTTTCCGTCCCCGTTCCGCAAGTGCCGCCATTGCAAACAGACCATGCCCCGCCGGCACTTCCCTGAGAACAGCCGCATCTGCAAGCCCTGCCTCGATCGCGAACTCGAGCAGATCAACGCATATACTCCGGAGTGATCGGCATGTCCCGTATGCCTCGCGCACCTCGCAGGTATCCATTGTATGGCCAACCCGACACTTTCGGTCCGCCTATTTGCGGCAGGCTGGTAGGTGCGACATCCCGTCTTGCGCACCGCATCGGCTATGGCGAGAGCGGAGTGACCTCGCATATCATGGTGCGTAACATCAGCATAATTACTGATGTGTGGTATGACTACCGCGATATAGAACACTACTTCCACGTCTATGCTCAGAATAACAAGGGACCAAATATCCCATTGTTCGGAGGCACAATCGGCGATTACTTCCCCGATCAACTACGGAGTAAAACCGAATGATCCGCGCCGTCACGCTCGCCGCGACCATTGAGTGATAACGAAGGAAGATAACCCCATGCAGAGCAAACCGAAACTGTACCTCCACCAACGCGGCTGGCATCGCTGGTTCGCATGGCGTCCGGTCACCGCCTACCACCGCGATGGCACGCACGCGCGCGTGTGGCTGGCTCCCGTCGACCGGCTGGTACGTCTCGGCTACTGCATCACCCTGCGCTATTACCGTATACCGGGCGAGCGCCTGCCCGGCGATGACGACATTCATAACTTCTATGACAAGGAAACAACCCAATGCCCCGCTGCAACCACACACACTTCATCCTCGGAATGATTACCGCTGCAACCATCCTCGTCGGCGGCCACGTCACCTTTGCCTGGGCTGCATCCTACCTCTATGGCTGGACGGTCGAGATCGGCGGCGATGAGGTCTGCTCCGATCCGTACATGAACTCTGCTTCGCGCACCATCGAGTGCGATTAACCAATTCACTCCGGAGTAACAATCCAATGGCCAAATTCTACGCCGAGATCCAGGGGCAAAGAGGTCCGACCTCGCGTCTCGGGCACCAGCACATCCGCTCCACCACCAAATCATGGGACGGCGAGATCAACGTGATGATGTCCATCGGACCGGCACCCGACAACCACGCTTACGTGCGCGTCACCGCCTGCGACCACGGCGGCGACAACCCCGTCACCCTCTACAGCGGCCGCGTCGGCGCGTGGCGCGAACTGGGACCCATGGGCCTGATGGCGCTCACCGAGTATCGCCGCGTGCTCGAGGGGCGTGCGGAGCAGGCGGCATGACCGCCGCCAAGCTGATCGAGTTGCTGGCCACACACATCATACACCTTGGCCATGACGTCGAGGTACACCTGTGGCGCCCGCGTGATAGCAAGCCAGTCACCCATTGTTGGGTCGACGACGAGAACAACGTGATCAACCTTTACTCCGGAGTAACATCACATGAACCACGATCAGGATCTGCGTGAGGAATACGTTGTCGCCTTGCTGGATCTCGATGGCTTCATCACCCTCGCCTCCCGTCGCGTGTTCGCCAACCCCGAGGACGCGTACGCCTACGCTAAGACGCTCGCCATGGCATACCGCACATACATCATCAAAGGATGCTGGCGGGCGCTGAGGACAACCGAATGATCCGCAGCGGACCACCGCGTAAGTGGCAACGTGCTTAACCTCTCACAAGCTAAGGAGACATACCTATGAATTTGAATCAGGCGCTGGACGTGCTCATCCGCACCCATCTCATCGCCATCGAGCGCAACGAACGCCCGATATCCGCCGAGCTGCGCTCGGGCCCGGGCCTGGGCAAGTCATCCACCATCTTCGATTCCTGCTCGCACCTCGCGCGCGCCACCGACCAGCCCGTCGGGCTGGTCACCGAGATGCTCGCGACGTGGTTGTCCGTCGACGTACGCGGGTTCATGATCCCGCAGAAGGCCACCGACGGCACGATACGCCCGGTCACCGTGTTCACCATCCCACCGTGGTATCCGGTGCGTCACAATACCACGGTGTTCTATCCCGATGGCACCTACGCCACACCCACCACCTGGGATCATCCTGTCCCCACCATCGGCATCGTGTTCCTCGACGAATTCGGCCAAGGGGAAGACGACGTGAAGAAGGCCAGCGCTGAACTTCTCCTCAACGGCCGCGTCGGCAACGACCAGCTGCCCGTGGGGTGGCGCGTGATCGCCGCCAGTAACCGCCTGAGCGATCGCTCGGGGGTGCTGCGCTCGCTGCCCTTCATCACCAACCGGCGCATGGAGATAAATGTGTCTCCCGACCTGGACACCTGGAACGACTGGGTGAACCGCCTCGAGCCCGCCAAGCGTCCGCATCACATGACGATCAGCTTCGCCAACAAGCATCCGGATCTCGTGTTCCGCGATGAAGTCCCGCCGGGCGACGCACCCTTCTGTACCCCGCGCACGCTCATGATGATGGACCAGTCGCTCCAGTCACTCCGGAGTAAGGAGGATGTCACCGCCGATCGCATGCCCACCGATCCGATCGCCCGCGAGGTATGCACCGGCCTCATCGGCGGATCGGAGGCGGCGCAGTTCTTCGTGCACATCAAGTACGCCGACGAGATCCCGGATATCGCCGAGATCGAGCGTGACCCGATGCGTGCCAAGCTCAACGAACGCCGCGACGTGCAGATGGTCACAAGTTTTATGCTGGCGCACCATCTCACCGCGAAGAACGGCCTGCAGATCATGCGCTACATCAGTCGCATGAACGTCGAGATGGCCGCACTCGCGGTGCGCACCATCAGCAACCAGCCCGATCGCGCCGCCATGATGGTGAACAACCGCGACTTCAGCCAGTGGCTGATCACCAACAAGGATGTGCTGATCGCGTCGCACACCTAACACCTATCCCCGGATAGAGGGCGCCTGACACTTTCCCTATGACGGGCGCGCATAGCGACATGACCAACCTCCCTAACCGACCGTCTCCCTCGAGGGGTGTGTTCCCCGTTCATTGGACGCCGGCATGGGCAAAGACAGTCAGGCCTAAGAAGTTAAATGTCTAAGGTTGGTCGCGCCCACCCTCGCTCTCCCCTACTATCCTCACTCCCGTAGTAACAGCCAACAGGATATCCACACCATGCCAGATACCAACACTACCAACACATCTACCCAGATCTCCCAGGATCTCGCCGACGCGGTGCGTGAGACCGCGATCCTCGTGGATCTCTCGATGGGCACATGGTCGGGCGAGCGCACCGATCGCGCCATCGGCGACAAGGTGAAGGAGGACGCCGGCGCGGTGGGTAACACCGGGCGCTACCTGAAGAACCTGCTCGCGGGATGCGACACCAAGCTCAGGGAGGTTCGCGCCGCCTACGCCGTCGCGCGCACCACCCACTACACTCTCACCCTGCCCTGGGTCTCGGACCCGGCGGCGCAGCGTGCCATCGGCCCGCGCCTGTTACCTAATGCGCTGTTCGATCGCTACATGCGGGAGATGGGGCGCCTCCAGCGCACAGCCGTCGCCGCGCGCGATGAGTTCCTCACGGTGTATCCCGCTCTCGCGCAACAGGCGCAATCCAACCTGGGCGATCTCGCCAACGCCGACGAGTACCCCACCGTCGAGGAACTCGAAGCCGCGTTCCGTCTCAGGTTCGACTTCCAGCCTATCCCCGACACCAGCGCCTTCAAGGGCCTCCCCGAGGCGATGCTGGGCAAGCTGGGCGCGGCACTCGAGCGTCGCCAGCTGGCGGCCATCCAGGGCGCCCAGAACGCCATGTGGAGCCGGGTGCGCGAGGGCGTCGAGCACCTCGTCGACCGGCTCGCCGAGCCCGACACGCGGTTTAAGGAAACTTCGATCGAGGGCGTGCGGGAACTGATAACCCTGCTGCCGGGGTTCAACTGCGCCGATGACCCGCGTGTCACCGAGATCACCGAGGATATCCGCAACATGCTGGACGGGATAACCGCCAAGGATATCCGCCTGGATACGCGTCTGCGCGAGGACGTGGTGACCAAGGCGCGCGCGATCAACGACCGGCTGCGCTCGTGGGGGCTGTGATCATGCCCGGACCCTCGCGCGTCTATCTGCGCTGCAACGGATGCAGGCGGCGCATACGCATCGACCTGATCGACGGCAAAGAGGATTTCACTACCGGCGAAGTGACGCTGCTATGCCGTCATTGCTACGGGCAGGGCTGGTCGCCCCTGCAAGTGGAATGGCTGGCGATTAATGATCCACCGCACATACTCCAGGAGTAAACCCCAATGCCC